TCATAAGGCCACCGTTGTCCACCCCTTACCTCGATCATCATGGTACCTATCCGTTTGTTGTTGAGTTTTATGTCCAAGTAAATCTTTCGTGTTTATACCCTGGGCTTTATATAACCGCTCGGAAAGCGATCTTTGTTCATGGAAAGTTGCCGGTGTACCTTGTCCCCAGTCAATATCTGCACTGTCTCTTGCCTTGCTGAAATTCATGGTCAGTGTTCTGGGTTTCACCTGTGCTCCTCGCTCAGCCTGTGAGGTGGTTCTAAAGAAATGAACCAAATAAGGGCTTACTGCATAATCCCGGCAACGACTGATTACATCTCGGAGGCTCCAGTTGATTGCGTTGCAACGCAGAGCTAATGGTATAGCGATTTTGCTTCCGGTTTTCTCTTGCTCAACGTGTAGATGATCGTCCCAGATGTCCGAGAATTTCATACGGGATATATCACCTAGTCGCTGTCCTGTTACTATGGCTAAAAGCATGGCGTTCCCCATGTATTTGTGATTTTCATCTGCTATATCAAAAATCTTTTGCCATTCCTCCAGAGTGAGGCGCTGGCGAGTGATTTTTCTACGAGGTTGTTTAGTTGCTAGTGCAGGGTTATAACCAGGAGGTACTTCACCCGCATGCTGAGCTTCTTTAAAAACATCTATTAGGACAGAGCGAATGACCTGAGCCATTCTGGGTTGTCCCTCCGCTAAATATTCATCAAGAATTTGCGCAACATCTCGAACATTGACAGCGGATATTAATTTCATTCCTACCCGTTCCTTAAGCAGAGATACTGGTTTTGCTTTTTGTTTGATAGTGTTTTCTTTAATATCTCCGGACTTTAATCTTTCCTGCTGAATCTTCCAGTAGCGCTCAAGCCAGGTGTTAGTTGATATTGCTTTTCCTGCGCTGGTGGAAATTCTGTCAGTGATTGCCATTATCTGGCGGGTTTGTTGTTCCGCCAGTCTTTTATTTGCTTCAATAGCTATTGCCGAGGCCTCTGCTTCGTCTGTTCCTAGACTATGAAACTTACCAGTTATCGGGTGCTTATAACGCCAGTATACTTTATTAACCTTTCTACTGAAGAGCGGGTATAAATTTGGAATTGATATATTATTTTTACGTGGTCTGGCAGCCATCGTTCAAAATCCTCTGCAAAAGAACAGGGTCGCTTTTCTTTACTACAGGAGTGGTCAATGTACCAACCAACTCAGCATCCTCCCTGACGCGCCAGAATCGACCTTCTTTTTTGGCTGGGGGAGAAAACATATTCTGTTTAGCATAATTCCTGAGAGTGGAAACACTTGGAGGATTGCTTCTGTATTTCTCGTTTGCCCACTCTTCAAGGGTTAACATCTGGAGCATATGTTTTACCTCATTATGGTCCATTGCTGGGCCAGCATCTGAAAATAAAAAATCAGTTTTGTATCAATTTTTGGAGTACCAGATTGCTCGCAATTATTCGCTGCCAGATTGCTGATACATAGCGGGCCTTATGAATAGCATCAGCGAGGGCATTGTGACGATCGCCTTCAAACGGGATCGTTGTTTTGGGGGCGAAGCTAATGGCCTGGCCGAGCTCTACCATTGTTCGCACGTCCCGATCGTTCCAGTATTCCCACGGATAATCTTCAGCAATGCAATCGTAAGAAGAAGGCAGAATAGAGTTATCGAATTTTGCGCTCGGCGCGAGAATCGGATTTAGCAGAGAACCAGCAGAAGAGACTTTTCGCTTCGTTTGCTTTTGCCTTAGCTTTAATGAGATACGGGTAGTTGTTCATTGCGTTTGGGCTCCTTTGGATTGTAAGATACCCGGCAGCTGATGGCAGCCGCCCTGGTGGTGGTCATTGGTCAAAACTCGATTCCGGAAAGCTTTGGTCGGCTGACCGGGTACTTAACCCGCCTTGCGCGGGTTTTGTGCTTTATGGGGCTGGCGAATCGCCCCGTAGCAGCTGTGATATGCGAACGTCGTCAAGCGCTCGCAGGATAGGCTCAAAAGTTTTATGGGCTGGCAGTTTAGATACTGCAGTGATCACTTCTGTAACGGTGATGTCATCGCCGCGGGGACTATAACCACCACCTGGGCCACGCTGTGAAATAACCAGGTTACCCGCCCGCAGCTTTTTGAAGATCTGCTCAAGGTATGAAGTAGACAGCTTTGACTCTTTACTGATGGCCGTCAGTGAAACGGGCGAGCCGTCATAGAGCTTATTCAAAGTGGCGGCGGCCTGGACAGATGCCAGAACGCGTTTCATTCCAAATTCCATAATCACTTCTCCGGCCGTAACGGCCATTGGTCAAAACTCGATTCAAAAACTCACTGCAGGCTGTTGGTCGTCAGCCATGTTTTGTGCATTTCGGTAGGGGAGGCACTGGCCCTGTACTTTTTGTTCATCGGCGTTGCTGTTGCAACTGGCCTCTGATGGATAAACACCGATCAGAACATCAGAGCATTCACCAGTGATAGCGCACACGCTGATGACAAGGGCAAACAGGGTATTCATGCTTCAGCCTCAGGGTTTCCTTTCTGCGCCAGCAAGTAACACAGCTGGCGTAGTCTCACCTCGAACCAGTTCAGGCGAGTCGCCTGGTTCCCGGTAGGTACTCGGGCAAAATCCTTCATAGTTATCTCCAGTTAACTCAGTATTAGGATGTGGTTTTGCAATGCGGCGCCGGGTGCCTCCCGGTGACGGCAGCCAGTTAACAACTACCGCCGACAACTTTTTCCCCACAACGTGTGAATAACCGCCATGTTTACTTTTTTAACTGTGTCGCGTGCGCATAGCCGCATTCACCGCATTGCAAACCCTACTAGTCGTCATGCCTGTCTTTTCACCACTTCAGGCTCGGTGGTATTCTTGGCGCTCTCACACAGCCAAATAAAAGAGAGCAAAATGTCTCGTAGCCCTATACCTGTCTTCTGGTACGAAAATCCCGCTCACTATGAAGAATTCCAAAAAATCCTTTCAGATGCTTACGTCCTTCCCTTTGACTACCACGACTGGCGTATCCGCACCGATAGCATGGTGGAGCGCTACGAAAACAGCGGTATCCAGGCTGTGAAGGTGGTAGCCAGCACTTACGATTTCATCACCTGGTGCCAGGCCCATGGACGTGATATCAGTACCAAAAGCTGCAATGATTACGCGGTCTCCGAATCGGGCCTCCAAATCCTGCGCGACAGAGAGTTTGATTGGGGAGACGAGTAAAAAGTAAATTTTCCCTATCTTGGATATATCTATTCTCATAGTGATGTCCTATCTCATGCCTGTAACGCCGGCCGGCGGAACGTTTAAACCTGCTGCGAATTCTTCTGGTCGTCATCTCATCCGGTGTTTCGTATGCCGCCGGCAGCTACTTCGTGGGCTTCCTGCCTCGATGACCCATACTGCTTTGTGTGTTTAGAAGTTTCACATGTCGTGAAATTGTTGTCAATACAAAATGTGAAATCAAAATTACTCATTTTGTGTAATTTATTGGTAAGGGTACAAAAAAACCGGCTCAAGGCCGGTTATGCAATGCTTATTTTTTGATTGAGTTAGGTGGGGTTGTATCTTCCGCGTAGGTATTTTTCTACATACTCATCAATTTCTTTAAGTCTAAGCTCAAAGGTATCGATCATGCGTTCCTGTTCAGCTTCAGGCAATTGATTGAATAGGGAAAGAACCCTTTTTTGTTTGTCTGTTAACCAGTTCGATGGATCACTTTGTTCGCCAAATAAAATCATAACGGGCGTGGTGCCTAATGCTTTCGCTAAGGACAATGCATCATCTACACCAACGTTTCGATTGCCATATTCATAATTGGCGACACGCGACGCCCCAGACCAGCCACATAATTTCGCAAGCTGCCCTTGGCTCATTCCTTTCTCAGTTCTTAGCGCCTTGATGCGCTCACCGATTTCTTCAGCAAGTGTCTTCATACCCTCACTTTATCACGAAGAGTGAATATTGGTGATTCACGTTTTGTATTGACAGTTATTTCACGATATGTGAACATCTTTTTACACAACAGGAGAACTGTATGAACTACATTTCGCATTTACGGAAAAAAGCCAACATTTCGCAGCAAGCCTTGGCTAAGGCGGCTGGTTGGAACCAACCTCGGTTAGCCAACTATGAAAAATCCTTACGCGTTCCAAGCCTAGCTGATTCTCGTCATATCGTGGCCGCACTTAATACGTTAGGGGTTAGTTGTTCGCTTGATGATGTATTCCCTCCAGAACCCTCAAATCCTAGGGAGAAATAAAAATGCAAACCATCTCTTTTGAAAATTATACCCAAGACATGGCGGTGCAACTGAAAACCAAAAATCACTATTCGCTGACGCGCCGCGATCGCCAGAAGTGTAGGGCTATTTTTGCCGCTGTTCAGGAATGGGAATCTTCATTACCTGGTCGCGCGCAGGAGCTCGTCGCACAGCTGGTGGCCGAACAGTGGGAGAAACAAAACGGTCGCGGCATCAGCGTTAATAAACAAAATCTGTACCGCTACCTGAAAAACGAATCTGGATCAGAGAAGTACACCAGTTACGTCATGCAGCTTTCAGGAGCGATCGCTGATGCAATGCCTATTGAGATTGCGCGCAAACACGGATTGAAACGTGGATTGACTCAAAGCGAGCTGGTGGCTCAAGCAATCAAAGAGTGTAGCGAAGCGCACCAGGCAAAATTGCTTGGCGCTCCGTTGCAAAAGTTAGAGCGTGAAATTCGGGAGGCAGCAATTGCACTTTTTAACATGCTTCCTGCAGATGCGGCGGGACCACTACTGGCGAGCATAAGCGCCGTAGCGCCACAGTTTTTTTAATCGAGTTTTGACAATGAGTACCGTACAGAAAATAGGGGGGCTTCATGAGCATTGACGCAATGCGATGGGCCAAAAAAGTCAAGACAGGGAAGTCCTCTGCAAAAGCTGTTCTGACCTGGATGGCCGACATGTGCGGAGCTGATCTCTGTGCTTTTCCATCCATTCCTGCGCTGGCAGAAGCAACTGAGCTGGATAAGAAAACGGTCCAGTCGAGCCTGCAGTATCTGGTTTCGATCGGGCTGATTGAAGATACAGGTGAACGGCGTGGAAAGACTAAACAAATCCCGGTTTACAGGCTTCTTGGTGTGGAAGAAAGCGTTGCCGAAATTGAACACACCCAAAAACGGGAACATTACCAAAAACGGGATCGTTTAAACACACCCGAAAACGGGGTTGTTACAGCAGAAAAGGCACCCGAAAACGGGGCTGTTTCCTGTACACAAAACAACCAAACGATCCCGTTTTTTCCGTCAAACGATCCCAAAAACGGGATCCGGAATCTACCAGAGGAACCAAAAGATATAACCCCCACACATAGGGCTCTGGTCGAACCAGTTGTGCCTGACTATCCGAATCAACCGGGAATAGTTCCTGGTGAAACACAAGCTTTCGGAAAATTTGCGATGTATTTCGGATGGAAGCCTTCCGAGGATTTTCCCCGACTGGCAACGATTTGGGGAATGCCATTAAGACCGGGGATAAATCTTGCTGCCGAGTTAAGCAGCTTCATCGCGTACTGGCAGGCTGAAGGCAGGGCGTTTCACCAGGTCCAGTGGGAGCAAAAACTAGCAAGACATCTTAACCGTGCGGAAGTCCGCCAGAAAAAACCAGCGAACGGGAGTAACGATCATGTGGGAGTACGAGCAGAGCCAGCAGCATCCAGAGCTGTTCAACAGATTCGAGCCGCCCGTGAGCAACGGTTGCGCATTGCTGGAACAGACGGCCGTAGAAGCGGCGTGGCGCCTATGGGAAGTGATGGGCGAAATCTTTTCGAACCGATGGATCCTGAAGAACGGAGAGGAACCATCAGAACTCTGGATCGCTCAGATTGGGTCGATGAGTGAAGCCCAGATTACGGTGGTTTGCCGGCAGTGCATGGAGCGTTGCGCCGCAGGCAGCACATGGCCGCCGGATCTTGCTGAGTTCGTTGCGCTGGTGTCTGCCAGCGGTGCTAACCCATTCAATCTGACATCCGATGCAGTGATGGCGGAGTACAAACGCTGGAGAAACGAGTCTTACCGATATTCGGGAAGCGACAAATACCCATGGAAACAGGATGTTCTGTATCACATTTGCATTGAGATGCGCAGAACCGGAGTTGAGAGGAACCTGACGGAGGGAGAGCTGAAAAAACTGGCAGATAACTTACTCACGAAATGGACCAAACACCTGGCTAACGGGTTTTCGATTCCGCCAATTCGTCAGCAGTTGGCAGCACCGAGACATCCAGTGGGACCGACGCCAGCACAGATTCTGATGGAAGAGTACAAACGCCGCAAGGCGGCAGGTTTAACCAAGTAAACGAGTTTTGACCATGACCAAACAATCAAAAGCCAAAGTAACCAAAGCACAGATGGTGCTTGCCATCGTTAGCCGGACGCCAGAATGCGTCCTGCAGGATGTCTGCGATGCGCTCGACTTGCAAGCCAGTACAGCAGGTAACTTGCTGCGGCAACTCCATGCCGCGGGAAAACTCCATCGTACCCATAACGGTTGCCAGTATGTCTACCGGGTTGTTGCAGGCGTTGAGGTTCCCGATGTTGCCCTGCCGCAGACTGCAACACCATTATCTGAAGAGGATGTGAAAAAAGTCCAGGACGCACTGTCCCTGGCGAAGACGCTGGAAGACAGAAAGCTGTGGCGCCGGGCTGCGACTGTTTACACATCGACGCTTGGGATGGCTACAACAGCAAACGAACTCTGGTTGCTTGCCAAAATGCGTAACCGCTGCCTGCGCAATGCGGCGAGGTGCTGATTATACCTTAAATAGAATCAACAGCAGCTGGTACGGGATGTCAAAGCTAAGTTTAATTATTCCGGGGTGAGGCAAAGCTGAGATGTCCGCTGAGTGCCAATAGCGGACGTTGGCAACAATATATAGCGCCAGTTTTCATGTACACTTCAGAGGAATATTACCTTTTTTCATAAAGGAGAATGACATGTCAGTTTCCGCTCGTAATCAGCTGCACGGCAAAGTTTCTGCGATACACCCCGGTTCCGTGAATGATGAAATTGAACTCTCCCTCACAGCGGGGGGAAAACTGGTCTCCGTTGTGACCAGTAGCAGTAGAATCAGGCTGGCTCTGGAGCAAGGTAAAGAGGTAGTGGCATTGATCAAAGCCCCCTGGATTATCCTTGCTTCCGAAGATGATGGAATGCTTTTTTCCGCTCGTAATCAGTTTCCTGGTGTCATCACTTCGCTGGAAAAGGGGGCAGTAAACGCAACAGTTCATCTTCAGACGGACGAAGGTACAACTCTTACTGCTGTCATTACAAACGAAAGCGTGACGGAGATGGATCTCAGCGAAGGCAAACGGATTGTTGCACTCATTAAAGCGTCATCTGTACTGCTTGCAGTAAAACAGCCAGACGCAGAAGCGTAAATATTTTATGAACAGGACGCCGCCAGCCCCGAGGGGCGTCCTGAGCAATACTAAAAGGGGCCCTGTTTCATCCTGAAGCGGTGCGTCTCTTTTTGCAGTTTCATGCGCCTATCGGTAAGTATCCCTGCCACTCTGGAAGATCGCGACGCCCTGTATCGCAGGGTGTCAGATGAATAAACAACCCTCCAACCTTTTCAAGCAACAGGCAATCGTCAACCTCTTTTAAATTATCCTTATGTTGTTGATCGACACCGCAAAGTAGCGTTAGTAATGCTTTCTCCTTAGCCTGCCGGGCATCTTCGGCGACGAACAGATCATATTCGTGCAGTTCTGCAAGCGTATCCGGCCTGTAACCACCCGCATTGACGAAAAATAATCTCTTCGTCGTCCGGGGAGGCTCCGGGGAAAGCGTGACGGAATATCCGTCGGCCCACGTGATACGGCTATAGCCGTCTATATGAATTTTATCTTTATCACCAAACCATGCTTCACGCAGTGCAGGCCAGGCATCATTGGGCTCACGGGCCGCCACAAACTGGATGTCATGTACTTCAATATTGGATTTACCGGCATTCCCGCCGACATAAAACATATACAAATTCATACAACCCCCTGAAGTTATCTTAATCGTTATATATTTAACTATATAGCGAGTTGGGCTACAACTGTGCAAAAGGTATTGATGACGATAAGTTTAAGATTCTTATATGCAAAGCTACCGGGAGTTTACGCAGCATGTTTTATGAATAATGGCCCACATTTGGGTAACAATATTCTGCGTAATTAATCTTTCCGATCAAAACAGGTCGACCATGAACCACCTGGCCCGACTTATCGCTTTATTCAACCTTGTATCAACGGCGCGCTTGCGGAGGTTGTCATTGCGGGGGTTTTTCGGGAAAATTCGTTATGTAAAACAATATATAGCGAGTGAGTGATCATGATTAAGAAACGAATGCAGGTTGCGCTGGGGGCGGTTGCGTTGCTGCAAATGTCATCCATGGCGCTGGCTAAGGATATCAGGGTGACTTATGCCGGTTCCATGGGCAAGGTCATGGACCAGGGGTTAGGTCCGGCCTTTTCCAGAGCAAATAACGACGGCTATCAGGGGCAGGGTCAGGGTGCATACGGGATGGCACGCCTGCTGGCAAGCCACAAAATTGAGGCCGATGTATTCGTCTCCATCACCCCGGGACCGATGCAGATCCTCAAAGACGCCGGGCTGATAGATGAGGCGGTCCCGGTCGCCAGCACCAGTATGGTGGTCGCTTACAGCCCTGAGGGTAAACATGCGACGCAGTTTGAACAGGCCAGCAGGAAGAAAGACAGCTCGTGGCTGACTCTGCTGGCGCAGAAAGATGTCTCATTCGGTCGCACCGATCCTTATGTCGATCCAAAAGGCCAGAATATTGTCTTCAGCCTGATGCTGGCTGAAAAGTATTACAACATGCCGGGTATCGCCGATAAGATTTTAGGCTCACTGCAGAACCCACAGCAGACTCATCAGGAAGGCGGTCTGCTGGCCCGTCTGGAAAGCGGTCAGGTGGACGCAGCAGCAGGATACGAGAGTGAAGTTCGCTCAGCTCATTTGCCGTATGTCGCGCTGCCGGATGAAATCAACCTCAGCAACCCGGCGATGACGAAACAGTGGTATGACACCGTCAGTTTCACCATTAAAGACAGCAAAGGCCAGGATCAGGTGCTCCACACCCAACCAATGGTGTTTTATGCGGCAGTGCTGAAAAACGCGCCAAATGGTGTGGAACAGGGACAAAAGTTCGTATCGTTCATGCAAAGCGCCGAGGGGCAGAAATTGTTCAAAGCTTTTGGCTACGCCGAACCTAAAGGAGACAGCTTATACGCCCGCTAAGAAAACCGGGCTGGGTGGTGGGGTGGTTATCCCTGCCCGCTATCCTGCTGTTAAGTATCCCCTTTATCACGCTGATTGGCGTCACACCCTGGCATCATCTGCAGCTGGCCTGGCGCGACGACAACGCCATTGCCGTCTCAATGGGACTTGGGGTGCTGGCGCTCGGAATTATCATTCTTATCGGCATGCCGGTGGCATGGTGGCTGTCACAAGCCACGGGTCGCAAGCGATTAATCGGTGAGCTGCTGGTAATGATCCCTCTGCTGACGCCACCGCTGGCAATGGGGATTTTGCTGGTTTCGGCTTTCGGGCCTTATGGCGTGTTTGGTCGCTGGCTTTCACTGTTGGGAGCTACGCTGGTAAATAATCCGGCGGCGTTTGTGCTGGCTCAGGTTTACGGTGCCCTGCCTTATTTTATCGTGGTGGCGCGTTCGGCGTTTGCCACTGTTCCCAAAAATATTCTTGAAGCGGGACAAACGTTGGGTGCCTCTCCCTGGAACCGCTTTCGCTTTCTCACCTTACCGCTGGCATTGCCTGGGCTGGCTTCTGCCGTGACGCTCGCCTGGGTTCGCGCGGTAGGCGAGTTCGGGATCGTGATGATCTTTGCGTATTTCCCGCAGGGTATACCGGTAAAGCTGTATACCAATCTGCAAAATGACGGGGTGGATGCAGTATATACTTTGCTATGGATGCTGCTGTTAGTGACGCTTCCCCTGCCAATGGTCTGCTTTGCTCTTGGCAAACGGATGGCAAGGAAATGACCCCCCCCTGGAGCGTCCGCTTGTCGCTCACAGCGGACACTTGCTGTTGCGGATGTCTGCTGTGTGCCAAAAGCGGAAGTGACCTGCACCCCCTTGAGTAGCAACTGGAGGCTGACCAGTCGATGTAATCCGTCTCAGGACTCGATAATCGAGCGGATGATGATCAATCGATTTATTTCATAAGCATCAGATTGACTTCAATCTGATAAAATTGACATAATTTAAAAGGATGGGGCAGGTTCTTCCTCTTACTAATGTAAGGGCGGCTCTGATAATGAACGGCAACCTTTGCTGTTGAGCGTTAAGCTTACCGATCCTGCTTAGCAGGGTGTTCAACGATTCCAATCTCTCCTGCCCCCTCCCCCCTAAAAATTAAATGGAGTATTTATGCGGGACAATATCTGGTTTACATATAAAGCACGCATAAATGCACATCATCGGTTAGAGTGGCTCGAGAAACATTCTCAGTTCATTCTTGTCTGGTATGCCATATTTAGTGCGGTACTTTCCGTCATATCCATACGCTTCCCAAAGGTGCTCGGGGGTAATACCGATATTATCGCGTCAATACTTTCTGTGGCTTTGCTAGGTATTTCTCTTGTGGTTTCAAACCTCGATTTTCGCGGAAGAGCGATTTCCATGAGAAGGAACTATCTGGCGTTACAACGGCTGTATGCTAACACTTCTGATGAGGTTCCTTTAACATCTGCACAACTAGATAAATACCATGAATTACTCGATGAAGTTGAGAACCATCTTGATATTGATGATAAGGCAGCACGTGTAGCCCAGACAGGACTGAGATCAAGGATCCCTACCGATGATGAAAGGCAGAGTGTTAAGCGCTGGAAAGCGAAGCGATTTATCTTCACTTACTCCTTCTATTTGCTCCCTCTCCTAATTTTTTGGATAAACTATGACAGCTAACCGAAAATTCAGAAAGTCTTTTTCAGAACGAAATCTCCTTAAGATATATAAGGAAAGGATAAAAGAATCTGGAGCTATTGGCATTGACCGAGTACGCCCTGCCAAACTAGAACCTCTAATTAAAAGTGAAGTTAAATTTATTTCTGAAAAGGTTCAATCTGGTGGCTATAAGTTCACCGCCTATAAAGAGAAACTAATCTCAAAGGGAGCCAACTCAAATCCGAGGCAGATCTCAATACCCACTGCCAGAGACAGGATTACGCTTCGAGCTCTCTGCGAATGCCTTACGGAAATTTACCCCGATTCAAGGTTGAGGCTCCCCCACACAGTCATTAATTCACTAAAGGTTGCACTGGATAGCGGTCTTTATACAGAGTATGCCAAGATAGATCTCAGGGCTTTCTATCCTTCAATTGAACATAAGCTAATAGGTGATGTGATAAAAAATAAGGTCCGGAAAAATGAGATTAGAAAATTGATAATGTCATCGTTGGTGGTTCCTACAGTAAACGAATTTAAAGGCAGCAAAGGTTCTTCATCAAATACTATAGGAGTGCCTCAGGGATTAGCAATATCAAACATTTTAGCTGAAATTGCCTTATCTATTTTCGATAAGGAGATTAATGCAATACCAGACATCTGGTTCATACGCTACGTAGATGACATTCTAATATTAACTCCGGATGGACAAGCTGAATTAATAGCATCTAATGTTATTGAAAAACTCCAACGTCTGAATTTGAATCCTCATCCATTAAATGACGAGAACTCAAAATCTAAAGCTGGCTCTCTTCGTGAATCTTTTGACTTTCTTGGCTATCACATAAGTCAAGGAGAACTGTTAATTAAACATGAAAGCATTCTCAAATTTGAATCTTCATTGGCTAAAATCTTCACTGCTTACAGACACGCATTAATGCAGGCCAAGAGTAAGACAGATAAAGAGCGTGCGATAGCTTACTGCCAGTGGAAGCTCAACCTTAGAATAACGGGGTGTGTATTCGAAGGAAAACGCCTTGGGTGGGTATCATATTTTTCTCAAATAACCACAACATCTCAACTTCGTTCCGTTAACCATACCGTGAGCCATCTCATTCGTCGGTTCAGGCTCTCATCAGATGTAAAACAAAAATCCTTAATAAAAACATTTTATGAACTTCGCCGTGGAACTGCCGATACATTCAAATACATACCTAACTTTGATAACCTTGATATAGTTCAGAAGAAGGAACTGGTTTCAATGTGGGTAGGCAAAGCCAAAGCAGAAAAAATGAGCAACAGTGAAATCGAAAGGCGGTTTAGATCTATAGTTGCAAAGTCTGCTAAAGAACTTGAAGAAGACATCTCAGGAATCTCATAAAGCCAATTACTATCACTCTGCATGCTGACAAAAGAGGTGACCTGACCCCGTTGATTCAAACAGAATGCTGTTAGCAGTGTCCGCAGATCGCTCACAGCGGACACTGGCTGTTGTGGATGTCTGCAGTGTGCCAGGAGCGGAAGCTTAGCCATTCTAGAATGCTTTTATGTCGTGTTCTAAATAGCCGCGTCTAATACCGCTACACTTCCCATTTTTTGACATATGGTAGCCACGTAAGAGTAAACACAGCAAGCTGGGCGTAGTGCCTCTTAGCGGAGGTGGCCACCCCAATCCCTTACCCCGCAAGGGCCGGCAAAAAGTGGAGCACTATTCCGCGCAGCTATTTAGTTTTACACATAAGCTAATACTTCCATTAGGAGAGGGGGCGTTTCACTGCATCGATAAATTCTTCACGAGTAAGCAAGCAAAGGGCAAATTCTCCCTTCATTAGAGGAATGCCATGGTTAAGTTTTTCCGCCAATCTTTTATTGGCTAGAAAAAAAATGTGCTCTTTAAAGTCGAAGAAAACATAGGCGTCGGATCTCTTCCATTTCTCGATAAACTGCGTGCTGCGACCAAACCACTGCATTATTCCGAAGCTATGAATACCCTGCTTCACAAGACGGCTTTTAAAATCGAGTGAAATATGGAAATTCCAGCCATTTGAAGAAGTTGACGAAGCATCAATATGCACCAGCCAGAACATGCGACGCCCTTTCCTATAAAATGTCTCGCGGGAAATTCGTTCCTCTTCGGATATAGGTGAGTGCTGTAGCTCTAAGACTGTCTCAAAGCCTGTACCTTGCCCATATAGTATATCTGCCCGATGAAGTTCATTTGTTAAGTCGTCCTTGAGTGAAACTTCTCGGCACTCTTCATTGAAATTTTCCTTCCAGCCGAGATGCCATGGGCCTTCAGGTTCACTCCAGGTATCGCAGTCTCCAGCTTTATGCCTCCAGTGGTAAATGTTTTGTGCTGGTAAAACGGCTGATAACGTCCCCCCGCAGTCCCTGCATACTGTCTTTTCACCCTTTACCAATGGCTGACGTCTCTTACCATCAATCCAAGCATAGATCATAAATCGCCCCATTTATATTTAAGAAGTCCATAAGTGATTTTTTCATATTAATTATTTATGAGAGGAATTACTAACTTCCGATCCTCGCTCGAAGCAGACCTTCATCCCATCCAGATTGTCCGCTCTGTGCCAAGAGCGGAATCTGGAACGCCAGAAGTAGCGGCGTTTCTTATCAACGTTGTTGATCACCACAAAAATGACTGTATCCCTGTAATAGCGGATTTCGTCCTTTGTGGAGAAAAGATCAATCTAAACATGAGCATGGGCTAGCGAAAAGTGGCATTAAACGCTTGAACATTTCACCTAACAAGTATACTGTTTATTTATACAGTACTTGCGTGAGGAGCTAGTTATGAAAGTGGAAATCACAATTGATCGCCAAAAAAAATTGCCGGATGGCGCTGTGCCTGCTCTGGAGAAGGAGCTACTGCGGCGATTGGATCAAAACTTTAATAACTGCAGTCTTGTGATTCGTCGGGCCAGCTCCGATGGTTTGACCGTGCTTGGTGGAATGGACGGAGATAAAAAACGTATTGAGGAAATCCTGCAGGACACCTGGGAAAGCGCTGATGACTGGTTTTGTTAAGTTGAGGTCCATTGGCTTGCCTGGTTTATTTTGGGGATTTGGCTGTGAGTAAAAAACAAGAAATGCCGAACACCGGCTATGCAATTATCAGATGCGATGATGGGGTGATCGTTGCTCGTCTGACATCCTTTCCTGTGTCTGAGCGCGCTCTGATGTACCGGCGCGGAGACACTGTTTCGTTTATGCCTTTGCAGCCGGATGAGATAGTGGGGACTCTCTCTCTTTTTTCACAGATGATTGAAAAGGCTAAGTCTGGAGTTGGTTACCAGGTTCCCCCTGGTTCTGTTACAATCCCGTCATAGGCCTGAACAACCTATACCTGCTGCGTCGCGGAGAGAAACCATGACGCAAACCCCCGAAGTATCAAAATCCCATCAGACTGGTGCTCCTTCATCGAGCGCCGGTTTGCTTTCGTCTTCAAAACTAACTTTTCGCCAGCAGGAAGTTTTCGATCTGCTGGTGGCCTACATCAATCAGCATGGCTACCCACCTACGCTATCTGAGCTGGCCGATATGCTCGGCGTTAGCTCGTCTAATGCTGTCCTGTTGCATCTGCGTGCGTTAGAGAGAAAAAATTTCATAAAACTCTCTCGCCGTGTCTCCAGAGGAATTTCCATCGTCGGGCGAAAGGAGCCTGTGCTCGCCGTGCAGCTGCTGCAGGAAATGATCGCTGAAGAACCCGGCGCGCGTGAAAGAGCGATTGAGTTTTTGCGACTGTTCGGTGATCAGCCATGAAGAAAAGTTGGTTTTTACACGAGCAGCTTTCAGAGGCTGAGGCTACAGAGCTGGTGGATCGATACCGTAAAAATAACTGTGTGGTTGAGAAAAGCTTGTCCAGAGACTTTGCATCGTGGGAGATCCGCGTGCTGTTGCCGGAATCGAAGAAGCCGCCACGGATTGACAGGACCTACATACAGAAGATGTGGAGGGACTGATGCGAGCTTTGCTTAACGTGGATATTGCACGCCATCTTGGAATTGTGCTGCTTAAGCCGGGTAGTGAATTAATGCCGTTATTCGGTGCCGGCCGGGTTCTTGTGGAAATACCGCCGGCAAGCATGAAAAAGATACCCAGTGGACGTCTTCCTGATGCCCGGCAGCCGTTGCGGGATGATATGGGGATCAGACCTTTTTTCATGAAGAAGGCAGTTATCACTGCAGCTGGTGGGGTTAGTGCCCTCGAGTCATGGTTGCGTAGGCAGGTTAAAAACTGTCAGTGGACACATTCCGATTACCATCACCATGAGCTCGTCCCGTTTCGCCATTCGACGGGTGTAATAATGGCATGCTGGCACTGTGATAATGAGCTGAAAAACCAAACGGGACAAACCCTCGATCAACTGGTAGGTGTTAACAACGCTGACTGGGTAATCGACACTGCCCGCATCGCGCTTGGTCTGGACGCTCAGCGCTCATTGTCACTGGCGGAGCTATGCTGGTGGGCGGTAGGCGCCGGGATTGGCGATGAAATTACAGAAGAAATGGCGCGCCGATCCCTGCGTATTAAAGACGATGGCATTAAATCGGTTTACAGGGAGAGTGAGATTGTTCCGTCGGTACCGGCCACCAGCATTCTTTCTCCCCGTCTCGAAAAAGCAATCAAGCCAACGGCAATAACAACGCCGGGCAAACCTCTGGTTCCTGTGAACGTCGATCTTGTTGCACCGGCGACACTATTCGCGAGACCTAAGCGGAGCCGATGGTTATCAGCTGACTTTATCTCATGGGTTAAAAAACAGCCGTGTATGTGCTGCGGGCAGCCTGCAGATGATGCACACCATCTTATTGGCTGGGGGCAGGGCGGCGTAGGCACCAAGGCCCACGATATTTTTACGATCCCATTATGCCGCAAGCACCACCGTGCTTTGCACCATGACCCTGCCGCTTTTGAGCGTGAATACGGCACCCAGCCGGTATTGATTATTAAATTGCTGGACCGGGCATACGCGCTCGGCGTTCTGGCGTAGTAAGGAGAAGAACAGAATGACACCACGTCAACGCCGTCTGCACCGTGCAGGATTAGAAACAGTGGCCGCCGCCCCGCGCAAAAGCTGGCTGGGCCGATTCACTCCCCTTAGTGGCATTCAGTCCGCCTGGATAAAATCTCTGCTTACTGTTTGGGGGGAAGGGATGAGAGGAGGTGCTGCCCCGCGTAAACCATCAGGACATTCATGCTGGCGAGGAATGAAGGGTGATCACTGGTCAGATAAAGCATTAGAACGCTTTACGGCAGCAATCGAGCAGGCAAGAAGTGAAGGGTATCGCGGGCGACAGGCATTAAGCAGGGCGCATGCCATTTTGTGGCCGAAGCCTGCAACGGTCGCCATTGACGCTGCGATCACTGAGGATGATGTTGAATTTGTTGAACGATGTGTACTGGCGATATTTGAAACGGGTGATCCGGTTTATCTCGTTGGCGTTAACTATTACACCACCCGCAAAAAAATCTCAGACATAACACGGGAAATACAGCTGGTGGCGCCATGGTTAACAGACAGTGAGGCCCGGAAAAGAGTGCGCTGGTGCCTTGAAATATTCAGAGCAAAAGCTTTCCTTTCCGTTCATAAGGCGATTCATGCGGATTAGCAAAAAGTGCTATGTTTCCTGTTTGGTATTGAAAACGGGCCAGAAAGTTAGATAATCCCTTCATGCTTGGCAGAGCTGCGCCACTCGGCAGCGACAAAAAGCGACAATCTGAATATAACGAAGACCCCGCCCGTGCGGGGTTTTTGCTTTCCGGCGATACGACAGGGGTATTCGCGAGATGCGCTGCATCAATACCCCTGTCATATCGTCGTGTTGCATACGTAATCTCACAGGCTTCAGCGTTCACCGGGGATTTTTAGTAATATTTTGAAGATCTTCAGGGCATCGGTTGTTAACTGATCATGTTCGCGAAAGTAACTGTCACACGCTGCCTGCTTTTGAGCAGGGGATAGATTGGGATTACTTGTTAATTCGGAAGTTTTAGCTGCTATTTCTGCCAAACGTTCAAAAATCTCTGAAATTCTTTGGTTATCAGTAGATAGCATTTTACTTACCTCGTATTTACCTGATATCAGTGGGTGCTGCATTGAGTCAGGGCTTTGCAATAGCTTCAAGTATTAGAATGCATACAATTTAAGTGGGCTGTTGCTGGCTTATATTATGGCAGAGGCGCTGGCGGTATGGTCAGATATTGACACTTTGAATGTTTGCATCCTAAATTATTGATGTGGTGAATCCCCCTATGCGGAGGGGCGACCAGTCAGTTACAGAAACCTGTAAATGCAGCGCGGGCCATGCCGACTGGGGCATGCTCACCGGGAGGCACCCGGCACCACACTGATGCCTTAACATAGTGACTGTAATGACAAAACCTTAGCTCTTTATGTCTGTCAGTCTATGATTAACGAACGTAACGGTAAAAACGAAGGCTTTCTTGGTAAATCGGTAGCTCGGACTATTAGGTACACCTTCCTTTCGTTACTGCCTTGGTAGCCGACTTTCCTCCAGCTTCTCTAAGTGGTTTTTTTGTTCATAATCTGCTCGAATTTGTGGCGAGCTTCCACAGATTGATTTTCAGTATGGTTATACTGTGAACTTATCTCCTTAGTTGATAACGATTATTGTTATCACTCCTTGCCTCTTTAAAGAGCTAACACCGCGTTATATGCGTATTCCGGGGATAAGCGCCGGAAAGGGGATGTGACTAAATGTATCGAGACCCAGCTCCTGCGGGGTTTTCTTTTCCTGTGCCCCTTCAATAGTTGCAAAACCTTTACATTTTTATTGATTGGGTTCTTAATCCACCCTGAGGAACACAGAATAAGAAGGTGGAGTAGTGGATCTCATTGAGTTGGCAGAGGGCGTAATCTGGCTATTGCTTGTAGTTCTCGCAACGTTTTTAATTGACCTTTGGTTCAGGCGTAAATGATTTCGTTATTAATGAGTTGAAGTAAGCATAATTCTCAAAAGGCTCGCATTCGCGGGCCTTTTACGTAACTGCAATCCCGTCAGGGCTATTAGGTAGAGCTGTGCTGCGCGACACGTCAATGCCATTCCGCGCAGAGTCCTGAACCAGATTGGAAGATGCCACTCAGTGGTGGCAGCACCGACGGCGCGTTAAAGAGCACCGCCGGGGCCCTGGTGGGCTATGACCAATTTGTGTGAACTGACTAACCTTTGTCATTGTGTATATCGGAATTACCATCAGGAGGTGCTCGGTCTGTCTCATAGTCATTTGCGGAGTAACAGCGGACGGGAGCGGAATTGGATGGCCTATCGTCGTCGTCGATAGTGGCTATTTTGCATAGCTCACCATCAGCCGTATTAAACAACAGAACCTCGGTCACATCTCCTTTGGCATTTTTCTTTTTTTCGATAAGTTGCCATGTTCCTGCTTGATTTTCGTATTTAGCATGCGGCTCGTCAGGAATTGGTGGGGGAGAAGATCTAGCATCATCACACCCGGAGATGCAAATCATGACAAGAACCGGAAGAAATTTGTTCATGTGATTACCTTGATTTGGCAGAATTTATCGGTAAGACGTTAGATGTTCATGAAAGTTCACTATTGACTTATTCAATTCGGTAACCTGTATGGCTCACATTCGCAGGCTTTTTCATCTATGCACCTGTGCCGGTGCATATCATCCTCAGAGCCTTAACAGGCGTGAGCCGATCAGTGGATCCTATGCATCCTGTCAATATCTGTAGGGGCTGGAAAAGGATTATGCCAAAGTCGAGAGCAACGCCAAAGGCGATGCGCGCTCGCTGGCGAAATTCACCACAGGCGAGTATGACGCCTTCCTCTGGGTATCTGCGCCGGGCCGGTCGAATAAGTTTCTGGGCGCTGTTTGCCGTTGTGCTGGTTGTAGCATGGCACTGGCTGGCATGCTCATGGATGTGCTGCTGGTTATCCTCGAGGCGTTGGAGGTCTGCAGGTGCTGGTCATTTACAAGAAAAACGTGACTTTGTGCAAAAGGCATAGAAATGATGCCTTTGACAGAATGCCTGCTATTGACGATAAGAGTGATAGCATCATAGATTGTCGGCGTGGTGAATCCCCCTATGCGGAGGGGCGTAAACAGCATTGTTATTATCTGCTAAACCGTATGCGCGAGTCATGGTGGCTGACCAAATGCTCACCGGGAGGCACCCGGCACCACACTTCCACTAAACATATTTAAGATTTATGGCAGGTTTACTTTTGCGGTTGCCCTTCTATGTTTATAGAACGTAACGGCAAAAGTGAATGCTTCCTGGTAAATCGGTAGCTCGGACTATTAGGAGTGCCTTCGTTTCGTTACTACCTAGAATGCCTACTTTCTGCCCGCCTTCAGGCGGGCTTTTTTATGCCATCAATAGGGCGCTTCAGAAAGAAAAGGTAAACATCATTTGAAGGCTGCGCATTTGCGTGGCCTTTTTCATTTCAGGCTCACGGGAATCATCATCGATACGGCTCGTTGTTAAATCAGCCCGATGGGCCTGACCCCCTACACGCACAAAGCACCCCGTTAATCCGGAGGTGGAGTATGTATCGAATGGACAAGCTAACAACAGGTATTGCCTACGGAACGTCCGCAGGTAACGCGGGGTTCTGGATGTTGCAATTGCTCGACAAAGTATCCCCATCCCAGTGGGCCGCTATTGGTGTTCTGGGAAGTCTGGTATTTGGCTTGCTGACATACCTGACGAATCTGTATTTCAAAATTAAAGAAGACCGGCGAAAAGCTGTGCGAGGTGAATAATGTCTCCGACACTACGTAAAAGCGTTCTTGCTGCAGTCGGCGGTGGAGCCTTTGCGATTGCCTCTGCACTCATTACTGGCCCGACGGGTAATGATGGGCTTGAGGGAGTGCGATACGAGCCTTATCAGGATGTGGTAGGTGTCTGGACGGTTTGTTACGGCCACACAGGTAAAGACATCATGCTCGGCAAAACCTATACCGAGGCAGAGTGTCGGGCGCTACTAAATAAAGACCTGAATACCGTCGCCAGGCAGATCAACCCTTACATCAAAAAACCGATCCCAGAAACAATGCGTGGGGCTCTGTACTCATTTGCCTATAACGTCGGTGCCGGGAACTTCCAGACCTCAACTCTGCTTCACAAAATCAACAAGGGGGACCAGAAAGGTGCATGTGATCAACTGCGCCGCTGGACCTATGCCAAAGGTAAGCAGTGGAAAGGACTTATTACCCGGAGGGAAGTTGAGCGTGAAGTTTGTTTATGGGAGCAAAGATGAATCGCTTAACCGCTGTTATCATCGCTATAACAATCCTGCTGGCCTCCAACGTGATTTCGTGGCGCTCAGGCTGGAGTTCTCACGCTGATCACATCAAGGCTCAGGCTTCAAAGAAGAGAGAGAAGGCCGAGAATACCATTAAGCCTGTAGAGGAAAAGGCCGCTACTGCTAACGAAGCGGGTAAGGTCATCTACAAAACAATAACCCGTGACGTGGTGAAATATGTTCAGTCTCCGAATCGTATTGTATGTAGGTTTGATGATGATGCTGTGCAGCTGCGTCAGCGCGCCATCGATGCTGCCAACTCCATCCCCGGATTTGATGAGCCCGCCGTGCAAAGCAAGTGACGCCGGGAAGGACAGCGATGAAGATCTGCAGGCTGATATTGAAAGCACTCAGTGTTTGCGGCAACTGAGGTTGGATAAGTACCGCTGGCAGGCTTATTATAGAGCGATAGCCCGATAGGTTATTTTCTTGTTGAATTCAATCCCTGCCTTGCTTATATTCTACCCAAAAATGAGTAGGTGGGTTGTGATTGGAAAATGTTATGCAAGAATGTCTGATCCAGCTTCAGGTGACAAACTGTCATTGGAAGTACTTGTATCAGATGGTGGACTTAAGATTTTCATCTATGATTTTAATAAAGGAGTAGCGACTCTCTCTCATGGTATAAAAGATAAGCAGAATAAGTATATTTTACACGGTGAACGGAATGCCGGGCATATCAATCTTGTCAGAGATAACACGATTGATTACACTCTTTGGGTGGTTAGTAATTACACCGGTGGGAATAGTGATTCCGATAAATCCTCTCCTGTGCTTTGCGCATTGTGCGAGGGGCTGATACTCATTATCGAATGCAAAAAGACTTTTATAAGAAAACCATTAAGGCTCGATGAACTCACGTTTGAATAGAACTAATCACAATACTCTCCTCATATGTTAGAAGGATATAACAACTCTCAGGTATCCTGCTTCTGGATACCGGGGAAATGTGCCGCTGGTGGGCTGGATTCCTGGGGCCTTTTGTCCAGCAGCTTCAGGTTATAAAAAACCCCGTGGAGTAAATCCGACAAATTGACGGGGTGCTGCAGGGGCAGCCAATGTCGGAGTTTAGTCAGATTGCGGGATGTTTTTCTACTGGTTTTGATAAAAAATGGAAGGTCAGATACTACAGGAAGTGGCTCATCCCTGAGCTCACGGGTAGAACGACGGACTTTGTCATGGCAGAGCAAAGTCATTAGATAGTTTAGACAACACTCCGGATATAACAAGCGTAGCGGTTGTAAATCAGTTAACGGAGCTCAGCGGCTAAGGCATCAAGCATTCACTGAGTACCTTTGGGAATGCTATAGTTCGCCAGAAAGAACAGATTGCATGGTGTCATGAGATGCAGCTCATATTTAGAACGTCAGGGTTAAGTTAGCGGTGAATATAACTATAAATAGTGGGTTTTTTGGTTATTTGCTTTTGTTATTGACTATGTGGCCAGTTTTTATAACGCTGTGTCTGGCAATGTCTATAGCATTTTACGGAGTCTTAATGAAGAAGACTGCGCTTGCCTGGCTGCTTGCTGCTTTATTTTTTGGCATATTTGGGGGGCTGTATGGGTATTAATTTACTGATATTGAAGTTTTTTTTCGAAGTCTAAAAGGATTCATTGCTGCCGTCATCCATCGAATTCATGTATGCTGATAAGGATTTTTAAAAGAAAAGGAATGGATGATGAATACCCAGAAGCTTCTGGATACATACATGTTAGTTGGTGCCGGTCTTTCTCGCGTCAAATATGAGATTTTCTCAGGAGATGAAGGATCGTATGCGTTTATTACGATTTATGCATATGAGCCTCATTTTCATATTAAGGGCTATGATTCCTTAAAGTTAGACGAAACTGTTGATGTCAGATCTCAGATCGAAGGGCATTTCGCAGATACCTACCAGTAGCCAAAACCATATTTCTGAATCTACAGCCCCGCTTATGCGGGGCTTTTTATTGGGGTGAATATGGCATCAAGTTCACCCTGGCATCATTCCTGTAACACAAAACGGTGTTAACGACTGCGTTATCACTAACTCCCTAACTCCCTAACTTCCTAACTTCGGAAAAAGTTATGCCACCACGCGCTAAACGACCTTGCCGGCACAGAGGATGCACGGCAGTAACGAATGATGTCAGTGGGTTCTGTCAGATCCATCGGCAGCAACACGCCGGTGATGGCTGGCGTAACTATCAGCCCGGAAAAACTCGGCAGGAACGTGGTTATGGTCGTCCGTGGGAAATTAAACGGGCCCGTATCATGAAGAGGGATAAATACCTTTGTCAGAACTGCAGGCGAGACGGTATTGCCACGAAAGCCTCAAGTGTAGACCACATTATTCCTAAAGCTCATGGCGGTACGGACGATGACTTTAATCTCGAGTCATTGTGCTGGAGCTGCCACAGCAAGAAAACAGCAACAGAGAGAACCCGATGAAGAATTTCAAAATTGAATACGTTGATGGCGCTTTGACCGTTCTGGAGACGGATGGTCAGTCACGGATGCATGAAGCCGTACATGGCATCCATTTTGAGCATGTTCAGGGCGGCCGGCCCCTGCTTAAACTGACGATTGCACATGATATTGCTCCGGCCCCTGCCTCATCACCTGCAATGGATCAGGAGCCTTTAGAGGGTGAGCTGGTACAGGAGCAACAATCTCCGCCTTCCGGTGGTCGCCGTTCCCGCCATCGCCGTGGAGGTAAGCAATGATGTATCAACGCACGGATCTGACGCTCTCCATGTTCTATGCATCCAGCGCTGATGCAGACGGGAACAAATTGGCTACGCTGACGATGCAGGTCATTGCGGCAGAGGCTGGAGCCGTCCAGACCAGCCAGCTGCTATGCATCACCGATAGCGCGAAGAAAAAAACATATAGCGTAGGTGAACAATCTGTCAGTAATGGTTCCGATCCGTTGCTGGTCGCGATTGAGAATTACTGGCGTCAGAGTACGGATGTCGTCGTTAAAGGATTGATCGCCGAGGTGACCGACTTCATCGCAGGGAACATCAACTCAGTCAGCACCTGGATCGGTCAGTTTGGGATGAAGGTTTTCGAGAACCAGCCATTAGATGAACGGCTTCCAGAAAGCGTACTGCAGGCCGATGGAGGATCTGCTACAGCGACAGGATCCTGACCGCCGGTATAACAACTGGTGTTCATTGAACGTCTGAGATATGCCGGCCCACGCAGTGCGTACCGTATTCGCCGCCGGCGCAGCCGGAATGACGACCTCCACCTCGACTGAGGCAGCTGCAGCCAGGGGGGGAGGGGGGATCAAATCCCTGACCCCTTTCGCGCTTCGGGACTGCCCGTTGAAGTCTATTTTTACACGCCAGAAATAAGAAACTTTTTTCCGGAAGGTTTCATCTATCAAAGGAACGTTTATGGCCGGAGGAATTCGATCGTCCGGTGGTGGCCGAAAACCCACTTTACCCACCGGGCAAAAAAGCAAATTAACACGTATTGCGCCTCCTGCTGAGTTAATGGGGGAGGCGGCAATAAGAATGTGGAAGACGCAAAGCAAAATACTCATCGACCGAGGGGTGTTTGAGCTGGAGGACGCACCTTTGTTGCTGGCTTACTGCAATGCTTTTCATCTGATGCTCGAAGCCGAAAAAATGCTGGCCAGCGGACTGACCTCAGAAAGTGAAATGGGGGGGCTGAAAAAACACCCTGCAGTTAATGTCCGGAATGACTCGGTTTCCCAGCTTGCCCGCCTGGGCTCTCTGTTGGGGTTAGATCCGCTCAGTCGTCTTCGCATGACCAGCGGACAAAAGGATCCGGACGATGACGGGAATGAATTCGATGAGTTTGACTGATGGCAACCTATCCGAACGTCAATGCAGCGAACCAGTATGCGCGGGATATCGTTGGCGGGAAGATTCTGGCGTGTCAGTTAACGATACTTGCCTGTCAGCGACATCTGGACGACCTCGAACGAGCAAAGGATCCCCACTGGCCCTACCGCTTCGATAAAAACAAAGCAGAACGATTTCTTCGTTTTGCCCAGAAAATGCCTCATACCTCAGGGGAATGGGCCCGGCGTAAACTCCGGATTGAATTTGAAGCCTGGCAGAAGTTCGCTCTTGGCGTACCGTTTGGATGGGTACACAAGAAGACAGGCCTGCGTCGTTTCTCTGAAATCTATATCGAGGTGCCCAGAAAGAACGGGAAATCCGCTATTGCCGCTGCTGTAGGAAATTATATGTTTTGTGCAGATGGCGAGCATGGTGCAGAAGTCTATTGCGGCGCCACGACTGAAAAACAGGCATGGAAGGTATTTTCTCCGGCGCTGCAAATGGTGAAAAAGCTGCCGGCATTGCGGCAAAAATTCTCGATAAAACCCTGGGCAAAAAAAATGACGCGCCCTGACGGTTCGGTTTTTGCGCCTGTGATCGGTGACCCGGGGGATGGTGATTCGCCATCATGCGCCATCATTGATGAATATCACGAACATACTACTGATGCGCTTTACACCACCATGACCACCGGTATGGGGGCTCGTGAACAACCGATGACACTGATCATCACCACTGCCGGCTATGACATTACATCCCCTTGCTATGAAAAGCGTACTCAGGTTGTCGAGATCCTGCGGAGAACCCGTAATGGCGAGGAAAATGAAACCATATTTGGGCTGATTTATGGCCTTGATGACGATGATGACTGGACGACTCCTGAGGCATTAATCAAGGCAAACCCCAACTATGGCATTTCGGTAAAAGCAGATTTTCTCCGGGCGAAACAATTATTGGGTATGTCGACGCCCGGGCAGACAAACAAGATTCTGACCAAACATTTCAATCGCTGGGTAAGTGCAAAATCAGCTTATTACGACCTGAGAAAATGGATGGATGCGGCCGATAAAACCCTTAAGTTGTCAGATTTTGAAGGGGAGGAATGCTGGCTGGGTATCGATCTGGCCTCGAAAGTTGACCTCAATGCCGTGGTTCCGGTTTTTCGTCGTGAAATAGACGGAATAACACATTTTTACTGTGTTTCTCCTCTGTTCTGGGCACCGGAAGAAACCATTTACTCGCAGGAGACCGCGCTGAAGAGTACCGCAGAACGTTATCAGTCCTTTGTCCGGCAGGGGAAGTTGATCCCGACCGATGGCGGTGAAGTTGATTACAGACTGATATTTGAAACGATCCTGAAATTGCGGAATACCGTAAAAATTGCCCAATGCCCCATTGACCCTTATGGCGCGACTTCATTACGTCACATGCTCGAGGAAGAGGGGCTTGAGCCTGTCGAGATAAGACAAAATTTTACCCATATGAGTGATCCTATGAGAGAGATTGAGGCTGCGCTCATCTCGGGGAGATTCCATCATGACGGACACCCTGTCATGAACTGGTGTATTTCCAATATTGTCGGCCAGTATCTTCCCGGAAGTGACGATATTGTGCGTCCCGGGAAGGAAGGGCGGCAGAACAAGATAGATGGTGCGGTTGGTTTAATGATGGGGCTGGGGCGCGCCATGCTTAACAGTTCAGTGATGACATCCGTATATGATGAGGAAGATATAGCATGCTAATTTCAGTTCTGAGTTTTATTGTCGGCCTCACTGGTGCTGGATTGTTATCAGCAGGCGCCTGGCTTATTTCTCCATCAGTGGGATTGATAACAGGAGGGATTATTTGTCTGGGCTGGTCATATATGACAACCCGGGCCTTTTCCTCCGGCGTCAGCAATGGCGGAGGTAAATAATGTTCCTACCCCAGATGTTCAGGGGCCGACAATACTCGGGTAATAGCTTCTGGGAAGCCATGCTGGGCGGGGTTCGTTCAAGCCAGAGCAAAACTGGCATCATAATCACGCCGGAAACCGCTCTTGGACTTTCAGCGGTCCGGGCCTGTGTCACCCTCCTGGCGGAGTCCGTCGCGCAGCTGCCGTGCGAACTCTACCGGCGGGATAAAAATGGCGGGCGCCAGCGTGCGACGGACCACCCGGTTTATGACCTGATTCACTCCCAGCCCAACAGGAAAGACACCTCATTCGAGTATTTCGAGCAGCAGCAGGGGTTGCTGGGGCTTGAGGGAAATTGCTACTCGATCATCGAACGGGACGGAAAAGGCTACCCGAAAGAGCTGATCCCCATTAACCCGAAAAAGGTCATTGTGCTGAAAGGGCCGGACGGTATGCCGTATTACGAACTCCCGGAAGTCGGTGAAATTCTGCCGATGCGCATGATGCACCATGTGAAGGTCTTTTCTCTGGATGGCTATATCGGCAGTTCCCCCATTCAGACGAACGCCGATGTTCTGGGGCTAAATCTGGCGGTTGAGGAGCATGCGGCCGCGACATTCCGGCGCGGGACAACGATGAGCGGGGTGATAGAGCGTCCGAAAGAGGCCGCGACCATTAAAAGCCAGGATGCTATTGATCGCCTGCTGGCGAAATGGACCGAGCGCCATTCCGGTATTCACAATATGTTCTCTGTGGCATTGCTGCAGGAGGGCATGAGCTACAAACAACTGTCGCAGGATAACGAAAAGGCGCAGCTGCTACAGTCGCGGCAGTGGGGCGTGGAAGAGGTCTGCCGGCTCTATAAAATCCCGCCACATATGGTGCAGATGTTGGCGAAAGCGACCAACAACAACATTGAGCACCAGGGCCTGCAGTTCGTGATGTACACGCTGCTGGCATGGCTGAAACGCCATGAGGGTGCGCTGCAGCGCGATCTGCTTCTGCCCAGCGAACGCCGCGATTTGTACATCGAGTTCAACGTTTCCGGGCTGCTGCGAGGCGACCAGAAGTCACGCTATGAATCGTATGCGCTGGGCCGCCAGTGGGGATGGCTATCCACTAACGATATCCGGCGTATGGAGAATCTGCCGCCAATTGCCGGCGGGGACAAATACCTGACGCCGCTCAATATGGTCGACAGCGCGAAGATCCTTCCTGGCGATAAGTCGCCGACAGCAAAACAGCTGGCCGAAATCGAAACCCTTCTGGCCAGAGCCTGATTATTTCCCGCCGCGCGGGATGACCTGGAAGACAACATGACAACGAAATTAATTAACCTGCCGCACCTGGCAGATATGGTCTTTGGCATGCCGCATTACGTGACGCGGCAAACAATGGACTCCGTGAAAGCGGTGCTCATCCCCCGTATTCAGGGGATCACCGAAGATGCCGCCATTCAGATGGCATTGAATCCGGGTAAATCACCTGCTGCTGAGCAGGTCCAGCCCACCGGCGGGGTGGCGGTGATCCCCGTTCACGGCATTCTCGTTCCACGCCGGGGGCAGATTACGGCGATGTGCTCCGAGCTGACCAGCTACGAGCGGATCCGCGGGCAGTTGCAGGCTGCGTTAAACGACCCCTCAATCAGCGAAATCGTTCTGGATATTAACTCCGGCGGCGGCGCAGCGGTGGGGTGCAAGGAGCTGGCCGATTACATTTATCAGTCTCGCGACACGAAACCCATCACGGCGATTGTGAACTACAGCGCGTATTCCGCCGCGTATTTCATCGCATCGGCCTGCAGCAAAATCATCGTCAGCCAGACCAGTGGCGTGGGGTCGATTGGTGTGATCATGGAGCACCTCGATACGTCGAAGATGGAAGAAAAAATGGGGCTGACGTTCACCACCATTTACCGGGGAGATAACAAAAATAACGGCACCCAACATGAACCACTGAGTGAAGAGTCGCTGGGTATGTTCCAGGGCATGATCGACGAAATGTACGAGACGTTTACGGGGTCGGTGGCCGAATATCGCGGCCTGAAGCAGCAGGCCATCATTGATACGCAGGCGGGGCTGTATTTTGGCCCTGGCGCTGTGTCAGCCGGCCTGGCGGATGAAGTCTCTGACCCCCAGGCGGCGATCAATGCTATCGCGGCAAAGTATCAGCAACCCCGTCAAAAAACCTCCATTCAGATGCAGGCAGCCGCGATGGACCTGCAAACCAAAATGTAACCCGGCGCAAACACAAACCGCGTCACCTTAAGCAGCCAGCAGGCTGCTTTTTTTATGTCTAAAAAGAGAGAAATAAAATGCCACATATTGAAGAATTGCGTCGTCAGCGTGCGGGTATCAACGAACAGGTTCAGGCCCTGGCAACCATTGACGCCAGCGGCGGCACGCTGACTGCGGAGCAGATGACGGAGTTTGCGAACCTGCAGCAGCAGTTCACTGATATCAGCGCCAAAATTGAACGTCTGGAAGCCGCCGAACGTGCTGCGGCGCTGGTCGCAAAACCCGTGAAAGCGACTCAGCAGGCCCCCGGCATTATTGTTAAGCAGGAGCCGAAACAGTACACCGGTGCTGGCATGACCCGACTGGTTATGTCTGTCGCCGCAGGCGCAGGGAATCTGCAGGACGCGGCAAAATTCGCTTCAGAAGAGCTGAATGACCAGTCCGTATCGATGGCCATTTCCACCGCAGCGGCGTCCGGGGGTGTGCTTATTCCGCAGAACCTCCACAGTGAGGTGATCGAGCTACTGAGCGACCGAACCATCGTCCGCAAGCTGGGTGCCCGTCCCGTTCCGCTGCCTAACGGTAATATGACGCTACCACGCGTGGCCGGTGGAGCAACGGCAAGCTACACAGGAGAAAACAAAGACGCCAAGACATCAGAAACACGCTTTGATGATGTAAAACTTACGGCGAAAACTCTGATTGCGATGGTGCCTATTTCCAATGCACTGATTGGCCGCGCCGGATTCAACGTCGAGCAGCTGGTCCTGCAGGATATTCTGACCGCCATCTCAGTGCGTGAGGATAAAGCCTTTATGCGCGATGACGGTACCGGCGATACACCGATTGGTATGAAGGCGCGCGCGACGCAGTGGAACCGCCTGCTGCCGTGGGAAGCTGATGCAGCGATCAACCTGAACACGGTTGACGAGTACCTGGACAAGATCATTTTGATGGCGATGGACGGCAACAGCAATATGATCAGCAGCGGCTGGGGCATGTCGAACCGTACCTATATGAAGTTGTTTGGGCTGCGTGACGGCAACGGCAACAAAGTCTATCCGGAAATGGCTCAGGGATTACTTAAAGGATATCCGGTTCAGCGTACCAGCGCGATCCCTGCGAATCTGGGGACCGGGGGTAAGGAGACTGAGATTTACTTTGCTGACTTCAATGATGTGGTTATTGCTGAAGACGGCAATATGAAAGTCGACTTCTCGAAGGAAGCCTCTTACATCGATGCCGATGGCACCCTGGTATCTGCGTTTTCCCGTAACCAGTCGCTAATCCGCGTTGTTACTGAGCATGATATTGGCTTCCGTCATCCGGAAGGCCTGGTGCTGGGTACCGGCGTCCTGTTCTAACCCATCCCTCAGTAAATACGGCCCGCATATGCGGGCTTTTCCCTTTCAGGAGAATGTTATGGCTGCGAAAAATAAAGCAGTGGAGTCGGAAGAAACGGTCGCACAGGACAACCATGCGACCGTGGTCGCACAGGCAGAGCGTAAATCCGTTGTGTTCCTTGGGCCGCACCACCGTTATTCCCGTGGAGATATCGCGTGCTTTGAAGGAACGCGCGCCGAAGAGCTGGTTAACCGGCGTATCGCGGTATGGCCGGAGGATGCCGAACGTGCGCTGAAACCGAAGCCGGGAGACAGCGATTTTGATACTGACATTGGATGATGTGAAAACCCAGCTACGCCTGGAACTGGATTTCACGGAGCATGACGCCATGCTCACGCAAATGGTGAACGCCGCGCAGCGGAGCATCGAGCGTGATTATTACTGCAAGCTGGTCACCAGTGATGAAGAGCTGCAGGCACTCCCGGAAACCGTCCGCGGATTTATCGCGGATGAAGATATCCGGCTGGCCATTCAGTTTCTGATCAGCGATGCGTATCTGAATGGCCATACCGGACAGTGGCTGGAAACCGCTGCGGTGAGGCATCTTCTTTTCCCCCTGCAGGAGCATACGCTATGAGCCTGAAACCGGGTGATATGAACTGTCGCATTGCGATTAGCTACGTTCAGTCCGGTCGGGGGCCGCTGGGCGAACCGCTACCGGAAAAGCAGGTTGAATCGGGAAAAGCGTGGGCAAAACGGGAGCTGGTATCGGGGCGAAAAGTCCGCACGCTGGATCAGCAGCAGGTGGTGGAAACCTGCCTGTTTACGGTCTATCCGGGTGTGCTGGTTGATATCGACTGGAAAATCACGACGAAAAACCTGGTTTATACCGTCCGGAATATCGACCGCAAAACGGACCGGATCATTATCACGGGGGAGGCTGACGGGCGGCATGATAGAGCTGGCGATTAAGGGTGCGCTGGAGCGCATCACCGGCATGAATGCGTATCCGCTTTTACTGCCGGACACGGTCCAGGAAGGGGTGACATACCAGCGTATTTCGGATGCGCCGGTAGGGGCTGGCCTGGCCAGAACCGGGATTTCCTCTGTCCGCATACAGGTGGCGATTTATCTGATCGATAACTACAGCCGCCTGCTGATGCTGGATAAGCAGCTTTGGTCAGAATGGAAAGCCATTGTGCAAAGCCGGCTTGAGGATTGTCCGGTCAGTTACGTGACGCGCGGCAGTATCCAGCAGGACAAGATCACGCTGACCAGTGGTCGCATCCAGTACCGTCTGGTGCGCGACTTTATATTCACCACTCCGGAGTAACCCCATGCGCATTGAGATGAAATTCCCGTCGGGGAAGGATTTTGAACGCCTGATTTCCGAGATGGACAAGAAAGTCAGCACCAGGTTGTTGCGTGATGCCGGGCGCCGGGCGCTGGCCATCGTGCAGGAGGATATGCAGCAAAACGCCGGCTACGACGAGTTAAGCGGCGGGCCGCACATGCGCGACACGATCAAAATCCGTAGCTCAACCAGCGGAGCAAAGAGCGAGCGCTACGGGACTCTCATCACGTTTCGAGTCGGTCCCAGCAAAGCGCATCACATGAAAGCGCTGGCGCAGGAGTTCGGCACGGTGAAACAGGTGGCTAAGCCGTTTATCCGTCCGGCGCTGGATTACAACGTCGAAAAAGTGCTGTCGATACTGACAGCTGAAATTCGCTATGGGCTGGAAGGCCGGTAGTCAAAAAGAGAGAGAAAAAAATGAGTGAAGACGTCATTAAAAGCCCTTCGGAATATGCAAGCATTCCGGCGGGAACCCGCACGTACTGGGGTATGAAAGGCACGCTGAAGGCGGCGGCAAAACTACTGCAAAGTACGATGGCCATCGGTGCCGTAGGCAAAAAGGGCACCTTCATGAAGGTGACACGCCTGATTGACCGTGATCCGAAATACATGGCCGATATGGGCGAGGGTGAGGATAAGACCCTGGTGTTTATTGCCGATCCGACAGATGCGAATCAGCAGGCATTGCTGGAAGCGGCGGAGGCCAATAAGACCGTGGTGTTTTTCTTCGACTTCCCAAATGGCCGCTCGGCGGAAATGGAGCTGGTGCTGTCCGGATGGGCGCAGCAGGCCGTTGACCAGCCTGATGGTAAAGTCCTGCAGGACGAGGTATACGGCAAGCAGAACGGCGGCGTGAAGTGGACTACCACGAACGCCGCCAATAGTGGCACTGAATAAAAGGAATAACGACTGTGAATTATCAAAACCTTCTCAACCCTATTATCAAAGCCCACCCGATTACGCTGCTTGGCCAGCAGATCTTTATCCGCCGCCTGACGCAGGAGGAACTATGGGATTATGAAGCCGATCTGCAGGCACTGGAAAAGAGCGATGACAACGCTCGCCAGACCTCTATCCGTGGCATCACACTGTTTCTATCTGCGCTGGTAAATGAGGACGGAAGCCGCCCGGCAGCGGATGAACTCCCGGCTGCAGAGGCTTTTCTGTCAGCCCATTCGGGAGCAGATCTGCTGGAGGCAGTCATTGCTGTACAGCGTCATGCTATCGGCACACTGGAAGATGCCAAAAAAAACTAACCGAATCACCCCAGCTGCGCACCCTGTTTGCGCTGGCAGATCGCTGGGGTGAGCCGGACCCCACGAAACTGGCCGCCATGCCTGCGAACATCCTGACCTACTGGGAGGCGTACTTTGCGCTCCTTAAAGAAGAGGGAAAACCACCGCTGGCGGCTCCACAGTCATCTGCAGCACCCTCTGCCGTGGCCCGGGATGATGATTTTGAAAACTGCCTGAGGGTTCTTGGAAATGGCTGATGTAGCATCACTCGCCGTCGCATTGCACCTCAACCGTGCGACGTTTAATTCGCAGTTCGCTGACGCAATGCGTCAGGCGGATGGCAACGCACAGCAGTTCAACAAAAAGGCACAGGCTGATGCGGCAAAAACTGAGGCTGCCTTTAAGGGGATCGGCGTAGGTGTAAAAGCCGCTGATGCTGAATTTTCCAGGCTGGATAAACGTATCGAAAAGCTGGGGTCACTACGGCTTACCGGGCTGGATGAGATGCGTAACGTACTGGCGAATCTGTCTGCCGGTAGTGGCGTTACCGGCAGCAGTTTCACCACTGCGGCGATCTCGGCGCTGACCGAAGGTATGAGTACTGCGCTGACCAGTAGCACCCAAAGTCTGGAGCTACAGCGACAGGCTCAGATTGCCGCATCGCAGGCGGCGGTAGATGGCGCGCAGGCGTCTATCAACAATGCCCGCACGCTGCGAGAAGAGGCACTGGCGCGGCAGAAAGCAGCCGTACAAACCATTCAGGCGGCGCAGGCGGAGCGCGAGAAGGCGTTTGCGCTGGATGAGTATTATGCCAAACAGGCAGAGGTGAATAAGCAGTATGGCATCACGGCCAGCTATGAAGCAGAGCACGCGAAAAACGCCCGCACCATCAGCGAGGCCAATATAGCTGAGGCACGCGGGAAAAAGAGCCTGGCAGAAGCCACAAAAGAGGTTCTGGCTGCAGATATCGCTGAGTCTGACGCCAAGCGTACCCTGACCACCTCAACGCGAACGCTGGCCACGGCCAGCCAGGAGCTGACGTTCCGGCAGCGCGCAGCGGCGGCGGCGGCGGGAACACTGCGTGGCGCCCTGGCGCTGGTCGGTGGCCCGGTCGGGATCGGTATTATGGCGATCGCCGGCGCGGTGACGATGCTCTATTCGTCGTTTTCAAAGTCTCAGGAAACTATCAGCGGCTACAGCAATGCGTTATTCAAATCAGGGCAGCAGTCGATTATGTCGGTTCAGTATCTCCAGAGCCTGCAGTCGCAGCTGGGAGATACTGATGGTGCCGTAAAAGCGATCACCGCGTCTGTTAATGCCGGATTCGGTGGGGAAATGCTGGACCGTGTTGCCGGACTTGGCGCCCGGATGGAAGAGCTGGGGCAGAGTTCGGGGGATCTGGTCTCGATGCTCACGAATCTGCAGGGCGATCCTGTCCAGGCGATGGAGAAGCTGAACAATCAGGGAATTCAGCTAAACGCGACGTTTATCGATCAGATAGTCACGCTGCAGCGCCAGGGCAGGGAAAGTGAGGCTACGGCGCTCCTGCAAAAGCAGGCGATGGCCGAGCTGGAAAAGCAGATAAAGGATCAGGAAGATAAGGTTGACGGGCTGAAAGGGGCCTGGAAATCGCTGAAGGATTATGTCAGCAGCGCGTTTAAAACAATGGGTGACGCCCAGATGGCCACAGCCCAGGCGCAGGCGTCAGCATTGGGAATAAACCTGACACCCAGCCCGGACCCGGCGATAAAACAGCGCGAAGAGGTGGAAAGGCTGCGGAAGGATCAAGAGAAGCTGCGGAAAGATACAGCTGATCGCCTGAAGGCCGAAAATACCGTTCAGGGACTGATGGCTGCTGGCGTGACAAAAGAGAAGCAGCGCGCCGATGCACTGGCGGTTCTCAATCGCACTCTCAAGAAAGGAACGGAAGAGTACGCGCAGGCGTTACGCGGTATAGATAAATTGTACGGGGAGAAGCAGAAGAAACCGGCGGCGTACAAAGATGACCAGGCCACCCAGCGTCTGCAGAGTCTGCGCGAGCAGGAATCGGTTCTTCGTCAGCAAAACCAGCAGACCGTTAACCTGACCGGTTCAGAGCGAAAGCTGCTGCAGTTCAACCAGGAGATCGCCGATCTCAAGGCAAAAAAAATCCTGACCGCCGGGCAGCGCAGCATTCTCAATGCTGAGCAGGAGCTGCGCGCTCAGCTGAGCATCAACGTACAGCTGGAGAAGGCGAACGTGCAGCGCCAGCTGTCGCTGAAAATGCAACAGGAGAATAATGAGCTGCACCGCTCAACCATTCAGCTACAGGCCGAGATGGATGCCAACGTGGCCAGGATGACGATGAGCAGCGCTGCCTATGACCAGATGGCGAAGGAGCAGCAGGTCAGGTCGAAATTCGCGAAGCTGCGTGAGGATGCAGAGAAAACAATCAAACCAGCTGATGAGGCTGCTTTTCAAGAACGAACACGCCTTCTTAATGCAGAAGAACAAAAGCAACTGAGTATCGTTCGCAATGGTGCCCGGGATAAAGCGCAGGTTGAGGGTTCCTGGACCGAGGGGTTACGCGCCGGGCTGCGTGAATGGGGCGCCGATGCAACCAACATTTATGCCCAGGTTCGTGACACCTCCGTCAATGCAATGGACGGCATGGCCAATTCTATCTGGCAAATGGCGTCGCGGGGGAAATCGTCATTCAAGGAGATGGCGCTGTCTATCATTGACGATATTGGGCAAATGATAACAAAAATGCTCTTTTTTCAGTCTATCCGATCTGCAGGCTCAGCTATGTCGGGGTCCGGGATTGGCATCCTCGCGGATTTTGGCGGGTTTCTGTCTGGGTTCTCCGGCGGCGGGTATACCGGTGATGGCGGGAAGTATGAGGTTGCCGGGCCAGTCCACCGTGGTGAGTGGGTTGTGCCGCAGGAGGTGGTTAAAAGGCCAGGCATGCTCAGCTTTCTGAACCAGTTAACTTACGGCAGTGGCTACGCCAATGGAGGGCTGGCTGGCGCGCCGAGCGGGCCGCTTCCAATGAGTGGTGAGAGCCAGCGCGCAGCCGGTGGGATAACGGTTAATATCCCGCTACAGGTGGTCAATAGTAACGGTAATCCGGATCAGTCCGGGAAGCGGTCAGAGAGTGGTATCGCTCAGATGAAGCAACAAATCGTTCAGATAGTTTTGAGCACCCTGGATAAGGAGATGGGTAACGGTGGGATGATCGATGTGAAACTGAGGAGCATGCGCTAATGGCCGCACTGGAAACCTTCGACTGGTCGCCGCTGAATGGTCCCACTGCGGATATTAAATATGCGACGAGGTCCGTGAAATATGGTGATGGTTATGAGCAGGTCACTGGTGATGGTATTAATCCTGAATCGCAATCATGGCCGCTGACATTTACCGACTACAGGGAGGTGGTCATGCCGATCCTGCAGTTTTTGCGCCGTCATGGCGAGACACGTGCATTTATATGGGTTAATCCGCTGGGCGAGCGGGGGCTATACCGTGCGACACAGATAAAGCCTCAACTGCTTGATTTTGCGCGCATGACCGTTACTGTTACGTTTGTGACGGCATACAGAGCCGCACCGATATAATGGAGAATGATAATGCAAAAAATGGTACTGGCGCTGGCCAGCATCGCCCTTCTTTTTTCCGGTACAGCGGCAGCACGTGAGTTAACGGCGTCGGAAAAAAAGGTCATCGAAGAGTCTGCGAAGCAGAAGCTGAAAGATCCGGATAGCGCCAAAATTTATTGGCAACCGGATATGGGTGGGGGTGTTTATTGCGCTCAAATTAACGCCAAAAATTCCTATGGAGGTTACGCAGGGAAAGCGCTTCTGTTTGCAGGCGTTAAACGTGATAGTCAAGGGAAAATCATTGGGGCTGGAGTATCTATTGACAGTGATGATATAGCCGAACTGATGATGCCAATTTGCACCGATGCCGGCTACCACTTTCCCGGTTAACCTCCCGTGCCGTCCGGCACCTACACCATCAAATTAACCCCGCTCAGCGGGGTTTTTTATTATTGGGACTACGGTCCTGCAGCGAGGACATTATGGGCATTGCAGCCGACGATCAAAAACTGGAACCCGGTAACGTCATCACTCTGTTCGAAGTGGATGGCACCACTTTTGGTGCAGACGTACTGTATTTTCACAACCACGCTATTCCATATACCGAAGAAGAAATTATCGCCGCTGGCAGCGATGCGGAAAAGCTGACGGGCAAACCGATTTACTGGCAGGGCGTGAAATATACGCTCTGGCCATGTGAGATCGAGGACGTTGAGTCCAACGGTGAAGGTTCGCCAGCTTCCCCCAGGCTGTCCATTGCGAACCTGGATGGCTCAATCAGTGCGTTATGCCACATGTTCCAGGATATGAAGCAGGCGAAGGTAACGGTTCACCGCACGTATGCGCACTATCTCGATGCCAGGAACTTCCCTGGCGGCAACCCACAGGCTGACCCGACAGCAGAGCAGATTGATGTTTTTTACATTGACAGTAAATCCAGCGATGACGATGAACAGGTCCAGTTCAAGCTTAGCTCGCCGGTGGATGTTACCGGACAGAAGTTGCCTGCACGCCAGATGACCAACCGTTGTGCCTGGTGCATGCAGGGCCAGTACCGTGGTGCTGACTGCGGCTATACCGGCACGCGTTATTACGACAAATTCGGCAATCCGGTAGACAACCCGGCACTGGACGTCTGCCCGGGAACGGTCGCGGGCTGTAAGTTACGTTTTGGTGATGATGCCATGCTGCCGTTTGGCGGATTCCCGGCTATTGGTCTGCTGAGGATGTAGTCATGCTGAGCCAGAGACTGAAAACCGCTATTGAGGCGCACGCCGCGGATGTTTACCCGAACGAATGCTGTGGCCTGATTACCCGGGTCGGGCGGCAGCGCCGATATATTCGCTGCGAAAACAGTCATGAAATGCCGACGGAGCATTTTCGGATCGCCGCCGGTGACTGGATTGCCGCAGAGGATGCCGGCGACGTGCTGGCCGTGGTGCATTCGCATCCGGATGCCGGTCCGCACGCATCCGCCGAGGACCTGCAGGGCTGCCAGAAAACAGGTCTGCCGTGGATCATTATCAGCTGGCCAGGAGGCGACTACACCGTCACGACGCCGGATGATTCCCCGCCTCTTCTGAACCGTCCGTTTATCCACGGTAGCTGGGATTGCTACGGACTGGTCCGCGACTGGTATATGCAGGAGCGTGGTATCGAACTGCCTGATTTTCCCAGAGAGGACAACTGGTGGACCCGGGGGGAAAACCTGTATGTACGGCACTATGCGGAGGCCGGGTTTTATTCTCACGCCAGCGAGCTGCAGGCAGGCGATGTGATCCTCATGCAGTACAGAGCGGACGAAATCAACCACGCCGGCATTTACCTGGGCAACGGAAAAATGTTGCACCACATGTATGGCCAGCTGAGTGGTGAGGTTCCATACGGTGGGATCTGGCGGGAGCGAACCATGCTGACGCTGAGGCATAAAAATGACGACTAATACGATAGAGAAAATGGTTCTGGTTCGCCTGTACGGCAAGCTGGGCAAGTTGTTCGGCCGGGAGCATCGCCTGTCGGTATCTTCTGTACGGGAGGCTATCCGCGCGCTGTGCATCATGGTTCCAGGACTGGAACCATGGCTGGAGACCAGCGAGGGACGTGGAGTCACGTACATGGTCTTTAACGGTGAAAAAAACCTGAGCCAGGATGACCTGTTTCTGAATGGTGTGCATGACGTAATCAAAATTGCGCCTGTGATTATTGGCAGCAAAAAAGCAGGGGTGTTCCAGACCATCTTTGGTGCCGTACTCGTTGCCGTTGGTATGGTGCTGAGTTTTACCCCTGCCGCTGCTGCCTCGCCGTTCCTCTACAAAATGGGGGCGGCGATGATGCTGGGCGGCGTTGTACAAATGCTGGCGCCCAGCGGTACCCAGGGTATGACAACGGATCGGGATACGAAAAAATCGTACTCATTTGGTGCGCCTGCTAATCAGGTCGCTGCCGGCAACGGTGTACCGATCTTGTATGGCCTGCGTGAAATAGGCGGCGTCATTATCAGTGGCGGTATTTATACCGAAGAACAGCAATAAAAAAATGCATTTTACCCTTCCCGCCACGGCGGGATTTTTTTTGCCCGGAGTTTGAGAATGGCTGAAATAAAAGGAATCGCTGGCGCTAAAAATAACGGTGGTAGCAAGGATAACGGGCAGAATCGCGGGACGGAAATTGCCTCGGTCGCCTATATGAAAATCTTGCTGGCACTGTCAGAAGGTCAAATTGCCGGTCAGTTTACCGGTCAGGATATTTGCCTCGACGGTACGCCGTTGCTCGATGCCGATGGCCATGAAAATTTTCCGGGCGTGACGTGGGAGTGGCGCAGTGGTCTGGTTGACCAGGATTACATTCAGGGTTTCCCGGCGGTCGAAAACGAAATCAGCGTCAGCACGGAAATCAAGTCTGGCACCCCGTGGGTAAAGGCGATCAACAACACGCAGCTGTCGGCTGTTCGCCTGCGTATTAAATTTCCGAACGGGGTCTACAGCCTGCGTGACAGCGGTGGCAAAGATGGTTACCGCATTGAGTTCGCCATCGATGTTTCAACAGACGGCAGCACGTATACCGAATATGGCCGCGATACCGTCGATGGCATAGCTAACACTGGCTATGAGCGCAGCTACCGCATCGATTTGCCGCGGGCAAACTCCGGCTGGCAGATCCGCGTTCGCCGTCTGACTGAGAATAAGAATAATAACAAAACGGCGGACGTGAGTCGTATCGAGTCGATAACGGAAATCGTTGACGCCAAACTGCGCTATCCGAACACCGCGCTGTTGTTCGTTCAGTTCGATTCAACGCTTTTTGATGGCCGGACACCGACCGTGACGGTCAAGGCAAAGGGGCTGGTCATTCGCGTACCGTCGAACTATGACCCTGTCGAACGTACCTACAGCGGAAGCTGGGACGGGACCTTCAAGTGGGCCTGGTCGAATAACCCCGCCTGGATTTTTTACGATCTGGTGCTGAACAAACGCTATGGACTTGGAAAGCGTATTTCGTCCGACCAGGTGGATAAATGGACCCTGTATCAGATCGGCCAGTATTGCGATGCGCCGGTCTCAGATGGTGCCGGCGGAAAAGAGGCCCGTTATCTCTGCGATCTCTATATATCCCAGCGGACTGACGCCTGGACCGTATTAATGGATCTCGCGAACATTTTTCGGGGCATGATTAGCTGGTCGAATAATCTGCTGTCGGTTGATGCCGATATGCCGCGTGAGATGGACCCCGATTTTGTTTTCAACAAATCGAATATTGTCGGCTCCTTCACGTTCTCCAGCACGTCCGAGCGGACCAACTATAGCGCGGCCATCGTCACTTACAGCAACCCACAGAATAACTATCAGGACGATCAAGCCAGCGTCTATTCGCAGGAGGTTGCAGACCGCTTCGGGTTTAACACTATCGAGCTGTCCCGCATTGGCTGTACACGGGAATCCGAGGCGCAGCGCCACGGCGCCTACGCCATCGAGACAAACCGCGATGACAATGGTGTTGAGTTTAAAACGGGGATGGAGGGGCGTATTCCCCGAGTCGGCAAAGTTATCGGCATCAACAATGCCCCTATGGCTGGCCGGCAGAACGGCGGTCGTGTGGCGGCGGTCTCCGGAAAAAGGATTACTCTCGACCGCGCTGTCGCGGCAAAAGCCGGGGATACGCTCATCATTAACCTGCCGGACGGAAAGTCGCAGGGGCGTAAAGTTCAGGGTGTGCAGGACCGTATTGTTACGGTAGAGCAGGAGTATAACCCGGCACCGCAGGCGGAGGCGGGATGGATTCTGGATCAGTCAGACCTGGCCATTCAGCAATTCAGGGTTAAGCGCGTTGTGAACAATAACGATGGCACGGTCACTATTAACGGCCTGCCGTATAACCCGAACAAGTTTCCCCGGGTGGATGATGGCGCGGTGATCGAAGACCGTCCTGTGACCGTTGTTCCCCCACGGGGACAGGAGGCACCGGACGACATTACCATTTCCAGCCTCTACCGGGTGTCGCAGGGGATTGGCATCACCACCCTGGTTGCCACGTGGTCGCCGGTGAAAAATGCGATTGCGTATGAAATGCAGTGGCGTCAGAACAATGGTGACTGGATTAACCTGCCGCGCACCGGCAATACGCGGTTTGAGGTCGATGGTATCTATACCGGTCGCTACGTTGTTCGTGTGCGGGCGATTAACGCGCAGGATATCGCGTCCGTATGGGGGATCTCGAAAGAAACCGAGCTGACCGGTAAGTCTGGTGCCCCACTTCCGCCGCTGGCGCTGGCAACCCGTTCGCTGGTTCATGGGGTCCAGGTTAGCTGGGAATTCCCGACCGGCTCGGGGGATACGCTGCGCACGGAACTACAGTACAGCAAAAATCAGGATGGCAGTGCGCCGATGCTGTTATCAGACGTGGCCTATCCGGGGAAAAGCTATCAGCAGATGGGCCTCAGTATGGGCGCAGAATTCTGGTATCGGGCGCGCCTTGTGGATCGTCTGGGCAATGAAAGCCCGTGGACCAACTGGGTCCAGGGGATGGCCAGCGATAACTTTGACGACTACTACGAGAAGCTGACGGAGGCGGTTAAAGGGACCGAAGCCTGGAAGGAAACTGAGCGCACCATTAGCGAAACGCAGGAAGGTATCCGCAATACGCAGCAGGAACTGGAGCAGACCGCTGAAGCTCTGCGTAAGGAAGCTGAAGACCAGGCGAAGCAGGTCAGCCAGGATATTGATGCATCGGCGAAAAACATCACTGCTGATGTTGACGGGAAGATCTCCGCCGTGAATAAAACCATCACGGATGAGATCACCTCGGTCAATGAGGCTCTCGATTCTGGTCTGGCTCAGGCAAACAAAGGTGTTCAGGAGGCAAAATCCGCCGTCGCAGATGCGAACAAGCAGATCGCAACTGTGAACAAGTCGTTGACCGACAGCATCACCCAGGTCAGACAGTCAGTCACTGATACGGCTGCGGAAATCAACGCCACCATCGACCTGGAGATTGCCAGGGTCAGCAAAACGCTGGCCGACGGCGATGCCGCATTGAATGCGCAGATAAAGACTGCCGAAAATGGCCTGAAGCAGTCGCTGTCTCAGGTCAACACCACGCTGACCAATGCGGTGAAGCAGGAGACCGCGGATCGTATCGCCGATGTTAACGCGAAGGCCGCACAGGCCGCTGATGAACTGCTGGCGGCAACGCAGGGGATTGAGGCGAGTATCGAGAGCCTGACTCAGGTGATGAAGACCGCCGATGAAAATCTGGCGCGGGAAATGTCCAGCCTCGCTGCCGGCGCTAATATCCAGTTCGATTCGCAGGTTATCTGGCATTTCAACAATCAGACGACCGAGGGCTGGACCGGCAGCGCCGGCGTACCGGGTGTGTCACAGGATGGCTGGTTACGCCCGGCGGACAGCGCCACCGATCCGTACATTACCTCTCCTGGCGGGCTGGCTGTCGATGGTGCGGCGTACCGTTTCATCATGCTGCGCTTTCGTAAAACCGGCAAACCCGTCTGGGCGGGTGAGATCCGCTGGGTGTCTGCCGGCGAAAACTTCAATAACACGAAGCGATACATTGTTGCTGAGCCGGAATATGCCGATGGGGTGGCAACCCTGACGGTGCGTGATATTCCGTGGACAGGGAACATTGATCGTATTCGCCTGGACCTGACGAACCAGCAGGATGCCAGCAACTTTATCGAATTCGACTGGATCGCCGTTGGCCGGCCAGCACCCGGCGCCAGTACGGCGGCTCTGCAGGATGTGCGCAGTACGCTGAGTAACGCGCTGACCGCCGAAGCGCAGGCACGCAGCACGCTGGCGGCGCAGATGCGTGGCTCCTATGATGGGAGCGATCTGGAGAAAGTCACCTCCGGGCTGCTGTACCAGGAAAAAACCGCGCGCGTTACCGCCATCTCGGCGGAAGTTAAGGCCAGAGAGTCCCTGCAGACGCAGTTTAACGACAACAAAGCTGCTGTTTCTGGTGAACTGAGTTCTCTGACGACAGAGCAGAGCGCGCAGGCGAGCCGTATCGGTGGACTGGAAACCAGCCTCGGGAAAAAAGCCGATGCGGCCGCGCTGACGTCCCTGACGCAGAAAGTTGAGCAACAGGGCGCCACGCTGACATCGCAGGGCGCCGCGTTAACATCGCTCACTAACCGGGTTGGCCAGACGGAAACGGGCCTGGCTGGTACGAATGAGGCGCTGAGCGGGCTGCAGTCTGTTGTTACCCGGCAGGGTGACAGGATAACCAGCCAGGGTCAGTCCATCACGAAACTGACGAGCGATTTGGGCACGACAAATGCCGCGCTGGCGAAGAAAGCCGAAGCGGCTGCGGTCACTGCCTTAACGCAGCAGGTAGAGCAAAACGGCCAGGATATTCGCAGCAATACTGACAGCATCACCAGCCTGTCGAATCAGCTGGTCAATGGCCAGCCGAATCGCTGGTCCCGTCGACTCTATCCTGTGCAGCTGGCTACCGCCGGGACAGTCCCGTCATTCAGCGATGTTCGCGCCGTGGCGCCAACGGTCGTGGATGAGGTGGCCGACGCGGCCAAACTGGACTTTACATCCGCCGGCAGCTATCTGATCGCGCTGTATTCCTGCCAGGTGAAAGTGGCCGCAGATACCACCATCACACTGGCGCCCGGCGCCAGGGTTTTTGATGATACCGGCGCCATATTTGTGAATGGGGTGCAGGTCGCCTGGGGTAACGCCAGCTGGAATACCGTCAGTTTTGAACTGAAAGCCGGCTGGAACACCGTTGAGTTTCTGGTGAATCAGTGGACCGGCCAGGCGTATATCAACCTGGGTCTGAAGCTGTCAGACAAGGTTGCTGAGATGTACTCCGGTCTCGGGGTTTCCGCGCTGGCAAACGCAGCCGGCGTGCTCAGCTCGAATGTCAGCCAGATTGGCAACGATGTGGTCAGCAATTCGCAGAACATCACCCAGCTCCGGAATGCGCTGACGCAGACAGACGCGAACGTGGCCAGCAAAGCGGATCAGACGGCGATGAACTCGCTAACCGGACGAGTGGAGAAGACGGAGTCCGGGCTGACGGCGGCTAACGCCAACATTACCTCGCTGAAATCCGCTGTACGGGCCGGAAACGCATCAGGCGGGGATTTAATTCCCAACCCGACGTTTGACCCGGCGTATGACCAGATGGGGTTCAGCGTGGTAGCCACGACGGCTGAGGAGGTCCCGCCGGGCTGCCCGTATGGTTATGCGGCCCGAATTGCCAGCCGGGATCACCATCCTAACTTTGCCGCGTTCCCGGCCACGCTTAACGATGTGATTGAGATCAGCGCACTGGTTGCCTGCGGCGCCGGCACGGCGAATTTTAATCTGTATGTTGGCACCGCCGTTCGGCCAGATACGAGCACCGGTGCGCCACTCATGGCGGGGGGCGGGAAATCCCCCTCCGCGATCTGGCAGAGAACCACCTGGCGCTTCAAGGTCACGCAGGCGATGGTGGACAGGGGTTATATCCGCCCGTTCCTGCAGATCTCGCAGAACAGCCCGTATGGCACCGTATGGTTCGTTACGGACTGGCATATGCGAAATGTGACAGCGGCGCAAAAGGTTCAGGATACTGCGGATGCCACGGCGGCGGCGGTTGACTCCCTGACCACCACCGTGACGCAACAGGGTAATCTGCTGACCTCGATCGGCAACCGGACAACTCAGCTGGAAAACGGGCTGGCAACCACCAATGCCGCAGTGGCCAAAAAGGCTGATGCGACAACGGTGCAGGATTTGACCAATACCGTTACACAGCTGGGCAACGACCTGACTGCTGCGAACAGCGCCATCACGAAACTGACCGGAAATCTGGCTAATACCGATAAAGCGCTGGCGCAGAAAGCCGATGCGACTGCGCTGGCCACGCTCGACACGAAAGTGACGCAGCAGGGCAAAACGCTGGAGAGCCAGAGCAATTCGCTGACGAACCTGTCGAACAGCCTCTCGCAGGTCGCGGCAGATATCGATGCCAGCGGGCAGATACCGGGTAACCTGGTCGTGAATCCCTCGTTTGAACGCGGGCTGGATGGTTACGCCGGGCGGTCAACCGCGACCAGTGTGGTGGAGGTTTCCGTTCCTCATAGCGGGACGCGGGCGCTGAAGGTTGATCCGGGGAATGTGACTCCGGGGCAATACATCCCGTTTGTTCAGGGGCGAACCTATGAAATCGGGGTGTGGGTCAAGGAACCCGGAGCGACGACGGATAATGGCGCGGGGAACAACAAGCTGCGGATCGGCAACTCTGCCGGCCAGCCGGTTTTTGAGCGTCCATACAACAGCGGTACGGTGGGGACAAACTGGACCCTGATTTCCGGTCGCTGGAAAGCGACGGAGACAGCCAGCCTGCCGGTGACGCTGAGTAACTATCTGATTAGCGGCAGCCGCTACTTCGATGACTTTTACGTCACTGACGTTACCGACCGGGTGGACATCGATGCCACCGCCGGCGCCGTGACCGGACTGACGAGCCGGGTCAGCACAGCGGAAGGGTCCATCACCTCACAAAGCCAGCAGCTGACGAACCTGCAGAACAGCCTGAACACGACCAACAGCAATGTGTCGAAGAAGGCCGATGCAACGGCACTGACTTCGGTCGATAACCGGGTGACAGAGGCGGAAGGGAAACTGACCACACAGAGCCAGCAGCTGACAAATCTGGCGAATGTGCTGACGGCCACCCGCAACGCCGGCGACAACCTGATCCCGAACTTTGATTTTCTGCAGGGCAGCACTGCCTGGGATATTCAGTATCCAGCCGGTGTGACCTTTGGCGATTTCGGGGACGGGAAAGCGGGGGTCCGGCTGAACCGGACGACCACTACCAGCCCAGGCATTTTCTCCAACAACAACAAGCCGGTGCCACTGAATGGCCAGCGCAAGTACCGGGTGGTGGTGAAGGCCAAAGGTGTTTCCGGCGCGATGAGTCTGCTGATCCGTCGCCAGAACAAAATCGGCCAGACGGACAGTACGTATGAGGATAAAACGGTCACGCTGACCACTGACTGGCAAACCATCACCTGGGAAACCGGATTGACGACTGCCGGCGCGGACGGGCAGAACTTCAAACTTTATTCTCATCCGACAAACGGTGAAATCTGGCTCGATTCCGTCCGGGTGTTTGATATCACCGATGAAACCAACATTAAGGCGACCAGCGATGCTGTTTCGTCTCTGACCGGGACGGTGACGAACCAGGGGAACACCCTGACATCGCAGGGGCAATCCATCACGGCGCTGAATAACGCGCTGGAAGGGGTCAAAGGCGATGTGGCGAAGAAGGCTGATGCGTCGGCGGTCAGTTCACTGACCAACCGGGTTACCCAGACTGAAAAGGATATCCGTAGCCAGGCCGACAGCCTGACCAGCCTGAATACATCGCTGAAGCAGCAGGCGACACGGGGAGCCAACGTACTGCCGGACGGCAGTTTTGAATCCTATGCCGTCGGCGATGTTCTCAGTAATGCCCGCGCCGTTATCACCAGTGAAGCTGCGCACAGCGGGACCAAAAGCCTGCGTGTTACGCGCAGTACGGAGTACAACCCGAACGCGACGGATAATAACGATACCCATATCTTTTCAGGCATGCAGGTTCGCGATAACGCGGTCTATTACGTGGAGGCGTGGGTTAAGTTGCCGGCTGGCTCGACCGCCGATCCGACCGTTTATATGGTGCTCGGATTTTCCTTCCAGGATTCTGCCAATGGCTGGTCGTGGCCTGGCCTGAACGTAAAAGTCTCCGAGTTGTCGGTGGACAACTGGACAAAAGTCAGTGGCTATCTGACCAACAACCGAACCGCGCTGAAACAGGCAATGGTGAGGATCTCCATCCCGAACACACCAAAAGTTCGCCTGGGTGACGCCTTCCTGATTGATGATCTGATCATCACTGACGTGACCGATGCGAAAGCGGCGCTCGATGCCGCCGATGCGAATGCGCAGGCGCTTTCCAGTCTGTCCGCGTCAGTCACGCAGAACGGGAAGAATATTACGTCTCAGGGCAGCGCGATCACGAAACTGCAGTCAGATGTGACGCAACTAGGAAAGGATATCAGCGGCAAGGCCGATGCCAGCGCGCTGACGAATCTGACGACCCGCGTGACGGCTACCGAAGGCAGCCTGAGATCGCAGGGAGACAGCCTGACCAGCCTGCAGAACAGCCTGAACACGACCAACAGCAATGTGGCGAAGAAGGCTGATGCAACGGCGCTTCAGAGCCTGCAGAACACCGTTGAACAGCATGGCAGGGATCTGACCACGCAAAGCAGCGCGCTGACGAACCTGGAAAACAACTTTTCCTCCCTGGCCGTGGGCGGGACCAACCTTATCCGCAATGCGAACACACTGGAGGGATGGAGCAGCCGCCACGCCACAGAGACCTATCTGGGCGACCGCGTGGCCTACACCCGGCTGGCGAAAGGTGCATCCGGTTATACCCAGCTGGATGAACAGACGCTGGACGTTACCGGGCGTACGGAATTTGTATTCAGTTTCTATGCGAAAGGGGCTTATGACGGGCAGGAGATGGCGAGTTATTTCTATAACCCGTCGAACACCACCACCACGGAAACCAGCCAGGGCGTTAAAGGCGGGGCCGGTGACGGCAAGGCGGTCACGAAACTGACCACCGCATGGGCGCGTTACTGGGTGAAATGGGTTATTCCTGCCACCAGTGGCACCAAACGGCTGATTGCCGCGCGTCTGGAAAGCGCGACGTCTGCCGACAAAGAAATCTGGCTCTGCCGCCCTCAGCTGGAAACCGGGACCGTGATGACCGACTGGTCACCGAGTCCGGATGATGCGGCCAGCGGTATTACCGCGAACACATCGGCCATTAACAGCCTCACCAGTCGGGTGACGAATGCCGAGGGGCAACTGACCGCGCAGTCTCAGAGCATCACGAATCTGCAGAACAGCCTGAACACCACCAACAACAACGTGGCACAAAAGGCCAGCGCGCAGTCGGTGAGTGATCTCACCAGCCGGGTCACCAGTGCGGAAGGCAAAATCACCTCCCAGGGGCAGGCTATCACGAAGCTGCAGGGCGATTTGAGCAGCACCACCGATAAGGTCAACACCAAAGCGGATCAGACGGCGCTTAACGCGCTGACTGGCCGGGTGGAGAAAACCGAGGCAGGCCTCACGGCAGCCAACAGCAACATCGTCAGCCTGACGGCGGCGGTGAACGCCGGGAATGCTGCCGGGGATGATTACATCCCAAACCCGTCATTTGATCCGGCGTATGACCGCATGGGTTATGACGTGGTGGAGACCACTGCTGCAGGTGTGCCGGCTGACTGCCCGTTCAGGTATGCCGTCCGGCTGGCCGGGCGAGACCATGTGCCAAAAATTAACAACATCGCCGTGACGCCGGGCGACGTTTTCGAAATGTCTGCTCTGGTAGCGTGTGGTACCGGCAGCGCTGACTTTAACTTCTATATCGGTCGGGCCACCACCGCCACCGGTGGCATCGAAGCGAAAGCGTCCGGGGGTAACACCAAGACCACCACCGCGTGGAAACGAGCCACCTGGCGCTTTACGGTGCCATCCGATACCAGCTTGCTGCGGCCGTTCCTGCAGGTTAATCAGAGCAGCCCGTTCGGCACCGTCTGGTACGCTGCCGACTGGCATATGCGTAACGTGACGGCGGCGAACAGTGCGCAGAAAACCGCAGATGCGACTGCAAAAGCGGTGGATTCACTGACCACCACGGTTAGCCAGCAGGGCGATACGCTCAGCAGTATCGGCACGCGGACCACCTCGCTGGAGAACAGCCTCCGGTCGACAAACGATACGGTGAGTAAAAAGGCTGACACGACAGCGGTGACGCAGCTGCAGGGCAAGGTGACGCAGCAGGGAAATGACATCGCGGCGGCCAACAGCGCGCTGACTAAACTCAGCAGCGATCTGGCCACGACGAATGCGAACGTGAACAAAAAAGCGGACGCAAGCGCGATGAACACCCTGCAGAACCAGGTCACGGAGCAGGGCAAAACACTCAGTGCGCAGGGGGATTCTCTGACGCAACTGAGTAACAGCCTGAGCCAGACAGCAGCGGATATTGACGCCAGCGGGAAAATGCCGGGCAACCTCATTGTCAACGGCAGTTTTGAGCGCGGCGCGGCGGGCTTTACCGGCTGGAGCAGTACCGCGACGGTGGCCGATTTACAGGTTCCGCACTCGGGTAACAAGGCGCTGAAAATGTCCGCCGGCCAGTCGAACCTGGTCGGACAGGAAATCAGTATCACCCAGGGTCGCACCTACCGCATGGGGGTATGGGCGAAGCAGGACCCGGGGACCACGATTAAAGATGCGGGTAACACGAAGTTTCGTGTGGCTGACAGCACTGGCCTGCTGGTTGGCTCAAACTACGGACCGTTTAGTTCTGGCTGGCAACTGGTAACGTTTGACTGGAAAGCGACGAAGACCACGACGGCCAGTTTCCAGCTGACGACCTTCCTCAGCGCGGGGGCCATGTATTTCGATGATTTCCATGTTCTCGATGTTACGGATGAAAAGGATATCGCTGCTAATGCCGGGGCCATCTCACAGATGAATACCCGCGTCACCGCTGCGGAAGGGGCTATCACCACCCAGGCGCAGCAGCTGACGAAACTCAGCGGCGATCTGGCCGTCACGAATGCGGCGGTCAGTCAGAAAGCAGAGCAAAGCGCTGTCACCGGGTTGACCAACCGGATGACGTCTGCCGAGGGTAAACTGGATTCGCAGTCGCAGCAGCTCACCAGTCTGCAGAACAGCCTGACCACGATGAATACGGAGCTGGGTAAAAAGGCTGACACGTCCGCGGTGAGTTCACTGACCGGTCGCGTCAGCCAGGTGGAAAACACCATCACCAGCCAGTCGCAGAGCATCACGTCGCTGACCAGCACCATCAATACCATCCGCACTCAGGGAGCTAATCCGTGGGTTGACGGTACGTTTGAAAGCTACAGCGATGGCCAGGTGCTGGGCGGGAACGGCACCGCCGTTGTGGTGGTGTCTCAGAAATTCACCGGCGGTAAGAGCCTGAAGTTGAGACGGGATGAGAACAACAGCGGCAACAGTGATAAACAGCTTGGCACCTGGCAGTCAGTCCGTGAGGACGCGAAGTTCCGGTTTGAGTTCTGGGCCATGATGCCGGCGGATCAGGCGCCCTCATCCGGGTGGACAACGCTGGTCGGTATCCAGTCGCAGAATGCTGCCGGGCAAAATGCGTGGCAGGCGGCGGTCACTGTCAGCGAAGCCTCTCTGGGCGCGCGCGATAAGTGGGTGAAATTCACGGGTATCGCCAGTAACAACGGGGCGGGCAGAACACGCGCGGTGGTCTGGATCTCCACCCGTGGCGCCACCGGCAACGGTACCCCTGGCTATTCACTGTATATCGACGATCTGATCATCACGGATGTTACCGATGCGAAAGCGGCACAGGATGCCTCTGACGCGACGGCGAGCGCCGTGAGCGGCCTGACGGCGCGCGTAACGGATGCCGAAGGGAAAATTACCGCTCAGGCGCAGCAGCAGACGGCACTGGCCACGAAAGTGGATAACGCCAACTCCCGCGTCGATAACATGGCGAAAACGCTGAGCGACAGCCAGAGCACACAGGCCAGCCTGAATACCTCGCTTCAGTCGCAGATTGACGCGCAGGCGGCCGCCAACATCAAAAACCAGACGACGCTGGACAACACGATTAAATCGGTGGCCAGTATCACCAGTACCCAGCAGACGCATGCAACGGCACTGGAGGCGCTGGCAACGCAGCAGACGACCCTGACATCCAGTGTCGGGGATCTCAGCGCTTCCGTTCAGAACACCGCCAAAACCGTGGCGGATGTGAATGGTACGGTGAGTTCGCTGTGGTCGATGAAGGTTGAGACGGTTAACGGGAAGAATGTTGGCGCGGGGATTACGCTGGGCAGCAATGGTGAAACGAGCGACATGATCCTCTACGCCGACCGCTTCTCGCTGTTTAACCGTAACAATGCGACGGCAGTGCCGGTGATGATTGCCGAAGGCAATGAACTGTATATCGATACGGCACGTATCAAAAACAGTTCCCTGACCTCAACCAAAATCGCGGACGGTTCCATCACGAACGCGAAGATCGGCAACGAGATCCGCTCGAATAACTTTGTTGACGGGTCGCAGGGCTGGCGTATCGCCAAGGATGGCTCTTCGCAGTTCAATAACGTGATCGTTCGTGGCAGGGTCGAAGCGAATAGCGGCGTGTTCCGTGGCACTGTCCAGGCGGATGCGTTCATCGGTGACATTGCGGTGGCAAAAGGTTACGACAGCCTGACCTTCCGCCGCAACCAGACGGTACAGCGGAACGGTGCGTATCAGAACAGGGGGTATAGCATGACAGTGGTTCTGGCCTGCACCCTGGTGTGCCAGACCTATGGGACGGGCAGTGGCCTGGGGTATACCTCTGATATTACGTTCAACATTGGTGGGCAGGAGGTAACCCGCCGTATCTTCGTCGATGCCGGTAATATCACAGCTGGCACCACGGCCTTTGAATTGCGGTTTGCCGCGCGCCTGGATGCTGACTACAACAATGTCGGCTTCTTTATCAAGGCTACAGGTCGAAATGCCGCGATTGATTACACCTGCACAGTCGAGAACATCACCGCAACCGCCTTCCGAACGGACAGCAGTTCATTTAGCTAACAGAGGCCCCGCCAGGGGCCTTTTTTTTTCCAGGGATAATCATCCAGGAGGAACTTTATTATGGCGATGTATGAAGTCGGCACCGTCACGGGTGCAGCGTCGCAGGCACGGGTGACAGGTGCGACAACAAAATGGTCACAGGTGGCGCTGGGGATACTGCCCGGGTCGATTCTGGTGGTCTACCGCAGCGGTAGTGCTGACCTGTATGCGATCAAATCCGTGGACAGCGACACGCAACTGACGCTGACCCGGAATATCACCACCGCATTTTCCGGCGCCAGTTACGGCATTATAACCGCTGAAACCGCCAGTACCTCGTCGTTTGCTAACCAGCTGGCCAGCGCATTTGCATTCTGGCGTAGTGTGGTGGAGGGCTGGTCGATGGCCCTGACCGGCAGTGGCAATATCACCCTGACTGACCCGATCACCGGAAAGCAGGTGACCGTGCCGGCGATAGGCGGGATGGCGAAGGCATCGGATCTTAACGCGCTGGCAAAACTCACCGGAGGAAACAAACTCGACGGCTCGCAGGTTATAACCAGCGATAATGCCGGTTTTATTCTCGGTAAGAACTCAGATCTGGCTCTGCTCAAAAAACAGGGGCAAGGCGGGACAATTGCCGTTGGCTCGGGAACACCGTTCAGGGTTCAGCGTTCAAGAGCGACCACTGTGTCACCGTCAGATACCTTTGATGACATCCTCGTTATTGGGACCGATAACCAGACGACTTTGCACGGTGGGTTATCAGCTGGCGGCAACATCGATAACACGTCAAAGGGGAAGGTTCTGACGCAGGCGATCGAGCTGTCAATGAGCACGCCTTACATTGACTTCCACTACAACGGCAGCAGTGCGGATTATACCGCTCGCCTTATCCACGACAGGCAGAACCGCCTGAACGCGCAGGTACAAAGTTTTTGGGTAACGGACGGGAGGATCACAGCATCATCGACCATGCCAGCAAACCCAGCCATCGGAACGCAACTGACCTCCAATCCGGTACGCTCATTGATGGCCGGGCGCGGGGCCTATGGTGACGTGGACGGGGCTTACGTACAGATGTACATGGAAGAGCAGGTCGGGACTGAGCACCGGCTTGTGCTGTACGCGGATGGGTTCGGACGTACTGACGCATGGATATTCCGTGCTGGCGGCACCATTTCCACTGGCAAAGGGGACGTCCTGACTACCGGCTCAGACGTGCGGCTGAAAGAGGATTTTACGGAATCTCAGGAAGGTGCCTCCAGGCGCATTAACGCGCTGGGGGTATGCGAGTTCAATATGAAGGGCGAAACACGCAGGAGACGTGGGTTTATAGCCCAGCAAGCTGAGAAAGTTGATGACCTGTATACCTTCCCCGGCATCGAGCAGGAGATTGATGGCGAAAAATTCAGGGTGATGAATGTGGATTACACGGCCATCATCGCCGATTTGGTGACCGTTGTACAGGATTTGATTAGGCGAGTTGACGACCTAGAAAGTTGAGGAGCATAAAAAATCCCCCGGAGGCACTTGCCGGGGGCAACTGAAACGACATTAATTGCTGTGTACATCACAGAATAATTTGCAGTAAACGATAAGTAAGTTCAAGTAAAGTTCTACTGGTCAGATGTTGTGTCGTTTTTTAATAACCTACCAAAATTAATAATGCAATAGTGCTAAATCCTGTTGGGTTTTCATGTTTAAGGATTTAAAACTAAAGTAATACTTTCCATCAGATAGAAATCATAAAGATAGATTCAGGGAAATGGATGCTAAATATTATTATTGACACGTTTATAATTAATTGAGGTGCAATCTTGTAATTCTTACACCCATGTTATAAATTTGTAATGCAGGGCAGTTTTATCTTGTTATTTCGTGGGTTGTAGTGATATCGGTTCTTAGCGATTTTTAATAGGCTTTCTATGTTAACAAATTTCCCGGATGAAAAATACATATCTGATAGAAATTCATCGTTTATTAAACGAGTATTTTTTTTACGTCAGATTGGTGTCGTTCTTTGCTTTCTTCCTATATATTCTGTCCTCCAGGAGCAGTCACATCAAAAAATAACAATAGCCTTGTTAATTCTGAATGCACTCATCTGGCCATCGGTTGCTTATCTGGCAAGCATGATGTCGAAGGATATGCTGGGTACTGAAAAAAAGAATATGATACTTGATTCATTCTGGGCTGGTATCTGGATAGCCGTAATGCAAGTTAGTCCAATTCCATCATTATTCATAATTTCAGTTCAAATAGCTGATCGCTATGCTGCTGGTGGATGGAAAATTTTAAAACCAGCATTAACGTGTATGATGATTAGTTTCCTGGCAGTTTGGTTAGCAAATGATTTCAGATATATGATTGAATTCAGTACCCGAACGGTATTGCTTTCTTTACCCTTGGCAACCTGCTATCCCATTGTATTGAGTGTGGTTTCAAGACATTTATCTATAAAGTTGAGGAAAAGAAGGGAGTTACTGGAAAAGCAGGCCCTGATGGATCCTGGTCTAGATCTTCCAAATCGCCGTTTTTTTGAGCAGAAAATGGAAAGTGCTTTTCGTGCGACGCGTAAAAAAAGAACTCATTCATATCTTATGCTCATTGATGTTGATAATTTTAAAAAAATTAATGATACCTATGGTCATGAAGTAGGCGATGCGGTGTTATCTCGTATATCAACAATATTACGAGAGTGCGCTGGTGAGAAGGACGTGCCAGCAAGAATTGGTGGCGATGAGTTGGCTATAATTGTTAACAACAGTAATAGCAAGCTTGTTATAGCTATGGTTCATTTAATTCAAAAAAATATTAAAGATCTTTCATTGCCTTCCCACAAAGATATGTACTGTACCGTCAGTATCGGTATTTCTTGTGCAGAAAATAAAGAATCAATCATCGAGTGGATCAAAGAGGCTGATGAAATGCTATATGAAGTTAAACGTAACGGAAAGGATGGATATTGTATACCAAATAATTGAAGATGATATGATTTCTTTTCTCATTATTTTATACATATATATGTTTAAGAACGTTTATTATCCACGGTTTTAACAAGGATTAATCTCTTCGAAACCACAAGCGCCTTTCAACTTACATTGGACATCTGCCACCCAAGTCATTCGCTTAATGCAACTATCTGATCCAAATAGTTTTAATAATGAAATCATGTTTCTTTTTTTACCTTTTTTTTCATTTGATTTGAATAATCGATCGATACTCAAAGTATGATAGTTTTCACCTATCATTAGATCGTTATCGATCAT